TTATTCTTTTCTGGACTCCTTGTCAACCTCTATTACATCCGAGATTTCACAGTCCAGGACCTGACAGATCTTGTCAATATGTTTCAGCTCAACGTACTGATCCTTCCCCATTCTCGCTAAGGTGCCACTGCTGAACCCTGCCATCTCTCGCAGCTCCGTCTTTTTTATGCCCTTTTCGATTAGTGTTTTCCAGAGAGGCTTATACGTTATCATTTTCAATCATCTCCCCGTATTTTTCTAAGTAGCATTTTTCGCTGTCAAAAAGTATCCAATATAATTCCTTTCCTTTTTGCGCTATATTGACCGCCTTTACCTTATACCCGTTTTCCTCCAGGTACGAATGATATCCCTTAATCCTTCTCTCTGCATCCGGAGTTATTGCATCCCATAAAGGATAAGATTTTGGCGCTCCTTTGATATAACGAATATTGGGTATATACATTTCATCTCCTCCTCTCCTTTTTTTATAGAATACAAAACTTTTCTATAACTGTCAATATTTTTTCTAACTTGTTAAATATTTTTTCTAACTTTTTTAACTTCTCCTATTGACACGCCATGTACATATGTTAATATACAACCACAAAAACAAGAACATACATTCGTAGACGGCGAATGAAAAGGAGGAGAAATCATGTCAGAACTTTTAAAGAATCAGAAATTTGGTGTTGAGGTGGAATTTACCGGAATCACTAGGTCCATGGCGGCCAGAGCCGTACATAGTATTGTGGGAGGTTCCGTAACCGGTCCTCGTAGCGATGCATACTACACACGGATCATAACAGATAATCTCGGAAGAAAGTGGAAAGTTATGAGAGATTCATCTATCTCGCCGATCAGAAAATCCGGAAACGAAGATATAGATGAATACAGAGTAGAGTTTGTTACCCCGCCGTTGCATTATTCTGATATCGAGACTTTGCAGACTATAATAAGGAAGTTTAAGGAAATCGGGGGAGTTCCCCACAGCAGTTGTGGAATTCATATTCATATTGATGGAGCGAACCATACGGCAGACTCCTTGCGGCGCATGGTAAGCTTCATGTATTCACGGCAGGATATAATATATGAAGCCTTGGGAGTCGAAGATAGGAAATACAGTTGGTGCAAACCAATATGCCAGGAGTTGAATAGCGCTATGAAAAATCGTAAGCACCCTAGCAAGAACGATATCGAGAGGATTTGGTACAGTGATTCAAACGATGATTATCGCGGTGGCATCAGCTACGAACATTATAATCAAACAAGGTATCACGCGCTCAATCTACATAGCTTTTTCTCCAAAAGCACGGTCGAGTTTAGGTTATTCAACAGTACATTACATGCCGGAAAGATAAAAGCATATGTGCAGTTTTGCCTCGCTTTGTCAGCATGGTCCATTGAATCAGAAGGACGCACAGTTTTTAGAAATATATCCGGATACTCATCTGCTCAAAAGGCAACGCTGATGTATCATATATTAACGAACAGGCTTGGATTATACGGGGATGAATTTAAGACCTGCAGATATCATTTAATGAAGAGATTCAAAGGTAATGCAGCGGATAGAGTAGCTGCATGATCCGCAGAAAGGAGATTGTCGTGAAATTATATGTAGCATATGGAAGTAACTTAGATAAGAAACAGATGAAATACAGATGCCCCTTGGCGCGCCCGGTTCAATCCGGATATCTGGACAACTGGCAGTTAATATACCGCGGGAGCAAGACTGGAGCATACGCATCTATACGTTACAAAAAAGGATGTCGTGTTCCCGTTGGAATATGGGAAATTACCGCACATGACGAAAAATTCCTTGATATGTACGAGGGGTATCCAAGCTTTTATCAAAAGAAAAATATATATGTTCACCTCGAAGATGGCTCAAGAGTCAAAGCAATGGTATACATCATGCGCTCTGACGCAGCTCCGGGAGTCCCGTCCAAACAATACATGCGTACTATATTGCGCGGATACGCAGATTTCCACCTTGATGAAAATTATCTAATCGAATCTCTTATTCGGAATCAGGATGAAACGGGAAAAGAGAGGGCGTAACCCCTCTCTTCCTCATTTCTTGCTCGTGTCGTTGCAGCGACACTTTTCTTGCGTTTTTTGATTTCCACGCCTCGTATGAGTAATGTTAGATTCCCTGTTCGGTATCCGTACGATCAATTCGTCTAACTCACAGTCCAGTGCTTCGCATATCAGATCTAAATGCTCCAAGTTCACCCTGTCCGCGAGTTCGTGGTACAACTCATTGATTGTGTTCGGACGTATGCCGGTAGCTCGGGCAAGATCTGCCTGCGTCAGCCGCAACTCGCCAAGCTTTTTCGACAGTAAAATCTTTATCATTCGCCATTGCTCCTTCCGCTATAAATTACCATATAATGGTAGTTCATAGTGAGAAATGATAGATTATATCAAATTAGGTTATTGGAGCTTTGGCGAAAAAGTTATACTCTTTTTACATACTCCAGAGCAATCCAACCGGCTCCGCTCTTTAAGCGGCCCCATGTATACCCGCCGGCGCTCTTTGTCTCAACAATGGTATAGACGCCTTTCGGGCAGAATCCGTTCTTCCCGTAGTTCGCTCCCGGACCTTTTCTGATATACAGATCTGAAATGTTGACCTGTACCTTGAAACTTCCAGACGAAGAGGATCCGCCGCCAGAGGAAGCCGCCGCCCCCTTGTAAGTACAGTATGCCTTATCGACATTGATCCATCCTGCCCCGGACTTTAATTTGCCCCATGAGCCGTTCTGAATTTCTGTGATCGTGTACACGCCCTTATCTTTGATGGATCCATTCGTTCCATAATTTGTTCCAGGACCTTTCCGAATATTGAGTTCCGAAACGTTGACCTTATACGTTCCGGTTTTATAAGAAGCGCCAGAAGCAGAGCCGCCGCCAGAAGAACTGCCTCCACCTGATGCGGCTCCAACATACGAGCAGTAGGCTGTACTGACGTTAATCCAACCAGCGCCTGATTTGAGCTTACCCCAAGATCCGTTCTGGATTTCAGTAATTGTGTAAGTTCCTTTGTCGGTAATAACACCGTTGGTACCATAGTTTGTTCCAGGTCCTTTACGGATGTTGAGATCGCCGACATTGACTTTGTACATACCGGTCTTGTAGTTTCCTGAACCGCCGCCTGTGCTTCCGCCACCGGTTGTTCCTCCGCCGGAACTCCCGCTAAGCTGCGCAGTTACACGATTCGCTACATCGCCAAGTCTTGAGTACAGCCAATCTCCCGGGCAGGATTTGTTCGCAAACCAACGATGGACCGTCAGTACCATTTCGTTTGATTTCGGGCTGTAATTCAGGGCTGTGTTCTTATCCCCAAACCAGAGCAGCTTTGTCTTTCCATTTCTCCGGCAGATGTCAACACACAGTGCGATCAGCTTCTCATACACTGCATTTGTCATGGCATACGGATGCGACATATCGCTTGCGCACTCAATCGTTACCGCTCTCTGATCGTTTGCATTACTGGAAGAACACCAACTTCTGTTGCATTCATCCACAACAAGCACGACTCTCCCATCCTTCCCGATGCCATAATTGCAGGAAGCCTGGACATTGGAACTATCAAAACATCCTCCAATAGATTCCGCCGAAAGCTGTCCTACTACACAATGGGGAGTAATCCGGTCGATCGCGTGCGTTCTGGCTCCGCTATGATTAGGACTTTTGACTGTGCAATTTACTAAACTACTGTTACTCATACCTGTATCCTCCTTGTCATACTGTGTTAAATTCCATCTCTCAATCAGGCTGCAGAGTTTGTCCACATATGAAATATCCGTGGCATATTCGCCCGCCTTAATTATCTCCGCGGCTCTCCGGTAATCCTTCTCTCCAGACAGCCCTTCATATCTCTTCATTCCACCATTCATGGCACCATTCAAATAGCAAGAATGGTCTTTGATGCTCGTCAGAATATCCGGATACTTCCGGAAGTCCGCCGTGATGATGTATACCGTTCCGTCCGGCTTCTGCTCATTGGTCTTCTTCGTATACTTGCTTACTCCATCCCAGACGGAATCCCATGTATTTCCGGACAGAGAGCATTTCATCCCGAACAGGTTATTGGCGCTCACAGCCAGTTCTGTACTCCCATACCCAGATTCCAAACAGGCCTGTGCCGCCGTGATGGATGCAAGAATCCCACTGGCTGCCATATCCTCTCTTGCCAATGGTCCGATTTTCTCAACAAATTCTTTTTCTGTCATGTTTGCTCCTATCTAAAAAGGCGCATGCGAGCCAATATCTGATTCGCATACGCCTTTTATTTATTATTTCTGGGAATTATTTACTTTCCCATCATCCAGAAGATCTTTAATTCCGTCAAACCATTTCTGCACTAAACTCCTCAGCGCACTCTCCGGCACAAGCACCTGCAGCCATTTCGGGAGCAGACCTCTCGCCTGCTGAATAACCCACTCGAATTTTTGCTTACCGGCCCCAGATTCATTGTAAATATGCTCAGCCTTTAAAATAAGCTGATAGACATCTTCCCGGATACCGTCGAGCCCTTTCTGCTTGATGTATTGAACAACAACTACGATTGTAATTATTGCCAGAATTGCGATAACAACAATCAGGATCGGTAATGGGATCTGTTTAATAAATTCTAATAATTCCATAAAAGCTCCTCCTTACAAAAAAGTGCCTTCATCCGTACACTTTTGATACACGTTTTTTATGTTTCTAATTGCGAATACCGCTTTGCTGTTCGGAAATTCGGGATGATCTCTGCAATAATCTTCATACTTGTCAATATCTTCGATTATCTGGTCAAAATGCTCCTTGCTGTGTTTTTCTCCATGCCGGATTTCATCGTCAAAGCGAAGGATCCTATATCTCCACGTGTAGGCCATCCCTTGATCAGATGAACATTGTAATTTGTCAATCTTTTTATCCAGATTACTGATCAGCGCATTGAGATTTTCCCGTATGTCGATACTCTGCTGATGCCATACCGGATACTGCTTCGCCTGATCAATAACCTCCTGGATCCGGTCATTTTTTTCCTTTTCATCAAGTGCTTTTTTTGATATATAAGTTGTGACTTTTTTGTATACCATCACCAGAAAAACAATCGCCGAAATGACAATTACCGCCTGTCCAACACTGATACTTCCGAAAGATTGTATAAAATGTTCTATCATCGTTTTTCTCCTATCAGGTTTTGCATGTTCCGGTTGTCTCTGTATTCGGTTCTGCTCTTATTGGGTTCATGATCCACACCTCTTTTCATCAAAAAAAGACCGGTTTCCCGATCTTTTTCCTGCATAAAGAGCCGCCGGCTCTTTAATCCATATTTTTAAGTTCTTCGTATTTTGCCAAAGCTTCTTGTGCCAGTTGAGTTTCCTCAATTTCTTCCGGCGTTTTTTCATCTGTGAATCCACAAATATTCTTCATATGCGCGATTTCATATGCCTGCCTCTGCACAATTTTCGACAGTCGGTATATGATTTCCTCCTGCTTCTCGACCATATCCATATATGTATCGAGAACCTCCAAAAATCCTGAATCTACGTCCTGCATTTTGTACCTCCGGGCTTAATTCTGTAGTGAGGCTTTTCCTCCCCAAAAAACCAATATCTTAAATAATCATCCAATATGATAGCCGCCGCCGAAATAAAAAACCACAATATCGTAAATGGCAGGCAAATTTGGCCAAGGATATTAAATGGAATATTGCTGTAATCCCATATGGCAAGTCCATAATGGATATTCAGAATCAACCCGCTTATAAATTCTACCGCCGTAATGATCAAGCTGCAGATCAACATCTGAAACCATATCGTGGATTCCCATGTGAAGATCTCGTTTAAAAGACCACAAAGGATAAAACATATCCCACCAACAACAGCCATAGTCCAATGGCTTCTGCCGCGGCATACAAGCTCGATGATCACGTATACAGTACCACCAACAAGAAAAAGGAAGAGGTATTTAAAAAGTGTTTTTAAAGCCGCTTTCATCTTACTCCTCCATCATTTTCTTATAGTCCTTATATACTTCGGAGCAATACTCCTCTGGTATCTCAGCACCGTACTTCACAGCGTCCATATCCGATGCCTTACCGCAAGCCTCCAGCCATGTAAATGCACTGTTGCAATATGTTGTATGGTAAGAAACCCACGCCATTGCCTGGGCGATGATCTTCTGCATATCTTCTGCCGAATAGTATTTACAAGGTGTCTGATCCTGATGGTATTCAAGCTGTTCGGCGCCAGAAGCCAACTGTGCCTGTTTTCCGAACAAATTGATCTGGTCGTTCTGCGTAAGGCTGAAATGCTCCGTTCCCACGGACAGATCCACATCAACACCGGATACTATCGTCTGTTCGCATGCAGCCGAAAGAGCGGCGCGAATCTTTGCGCGGTAATTCTCTTTAGACAAGAAGTCAGAAATTTCTCCTTCCTGCGCCTCTTTCAGATTTGTAAACCAGAAGTCAATATCCGCTTCTATTTCCTCCTTAGATGCCACAGCTGCAGAGGACAGCTTGAAATATATCTCGTCTGCTTCAAATCCCGCTGATCCCTCTTCTGTTTCCGGCAGTTCCTGTTCATTCTTCCTGATCCAGACATCCACGGATCCATCCGGCAGCTCTACATATGTAATTTTTCCCTGCGTTGCAGGACTATTTGTTTTATGCATATATCTTCCTCACTTTCTTATAATATTTTTCGGTTTCATAAGGTTTCCCTTTTTCATATCGGCTTACCATGCGCTTTGCGATGTTCAGGACCTCTTTCCAGTGTTCTTTACGCTGAAATTTGTGTGAGTCGCTATTTTTTATCCATCCATTATATGCAAGCAACGACATTGCTTTATGCTTTGTTACCACTGTTTTTGAGCGTATAAACTTTATGAACAGATAAAATTTCCGTCTTGCCCTCAAAAAAATGGAGTCTCTCACTGTAACAACGACCTTTTTCAACCGTTTCTTTACCTTTCCATACTCACGATAAAACGCCTCGCAACCACGAAAAACAAATCCCATAAAATCGAGGTTTCTGCCTTTGGTTTTCCCGGAAGAGTCCTTGTAACTCACAAGGAATTTCTCCCATGTTGGCTTGATCTCAAGACCGAGAAACTTTCTTGTAAACTCGATAATCAGCTTCATTGCCTGATGCAAATGTTTCTTGTTCCCTCCGAACACAACAATATCGTCGGCATAAATCATTGCATGTGATACAAGGCGGGTTCGCTTCTCTTTTCCGCGGCGTACACTTGTTATGGCGAGCTGTTCGTAAATGTAATGGTACAGATACGACATATAATAGTTGTTCAAATCTTTTGACAGAGGGGAGCCGATCAAGATTCCCTTTCCACAAAGTTCCTGCCGTCCAAGCTGCTGATTTGCGCAGTCGTACAAATATATGATCGAGTCGAGCAAATACAGTAATTCCCCTGATTTTCGGAGATCTCTGTGGAGAAGCGTCTTCAGCCGATCGTGCGGTATGCTCGGATAACATTTTCTGACATCTGCTTTCGCACAGAACTTTGTGCCTTCGGGATCCCTCGATATCCATTTTTTTATATACTTTTTCCCGTAAGATTGCCCCTTCCCTTTTATCGACGAAACCTGAAATTCGCCTATTTTCGCATCGAACATTTCCTGACAGGCATCCCGCGCTATCACTTCGTAAAGCTGAAATATGAGCTTTTCAAGTCCGAGTTCCCGCCGTTTACCACTGATTCCATCCACAATTTCCCGATATGTAACAATAGCTTCATTCGGTGTCACAGATATTACATGTTCAACAACGGTCCTGCTTTTTAAATTTTCAGAAATGCTTTCAGCAATTTTATCAATGGTATCAGATACATATTCCGGAGATGTATCAATATTCTTCCTTGACTTCGTGTTACTGATTCCATTGTAATAGGCAAACAGCTTAGCAACATTGCTTTTGTCCAGTCGTTCGTGCAGAAAAGGTGTTATGCAGCTCTTAACAAAATCGATATTCGATATGTCTTTTTTCTTACAATAAGTTTTCAAAAAATCCAGTCCTCTTTCTTTCTGTATTCAAAGGCTTTCGGTTTTACTACTAACCCCCACATGCGCCCACTTCCGTCGCATGGCCGGGCGCCGGTTTTACCCGGCACCCGATGCTGGTTCAAGAAATTTCGGGCGTTCCGCCCAAGTCGAAAATCGAGCCGCCTCAAGGGCGGCGAAACACACCGCAAAACACCATATCAGAAATACGGGCGGCGTAGTTCCAGTTCGCGTTGGAGAGGGCGTTGTTCAGGTTCGCGTAGAACCGGCCCGCGTTAGCCCCGTTGTTCAGGTTGCCGCCGGAGAGCCTAGCCAATAGCAGTGTGAGTCCTTATTTATTTGTAGTTATAAGGGGAGATCCCCTCTTGCTTCGCAATTCACCCCCAACGGCACGCCTACGCTGCGCTCTGGGCGCACCGTCCAGAAGCAGAAAGACGGGCGGCGGAGCTCCAGTACGCGCCGGAGAGGGCGCCGTCCAGGGACGCGTAGAACCGGCCCGCGTAAGCCCCGCTGGCCAGGGCGCCGCCGGAGAGCCATTCTCTTGTCGTATCGGAAGTTTCGTCAAGATCGTTGGTATACTGCCCATCCGCATATCCTGTCGAACTGGATGCATTCACTTCTACACCGTGTCGTACACATGGGTTGTCAGGATCGTATCCGAGCTTGCTGATATACTTCCATGCAGCATCCGTATCCGCGACCGAATATCCAACCGCAACATAGTCTTCTGTTACCGATGTGTCCAACTTCGTACAGTCATAGCAGATCTGCGGAGTCATCACATGGCTTGTGATCTTCATGATCACATTACTGATAATTTCATAGAAACCGAGGAACATTTCAACACCAAAGAGAATATAAGGATATTTACTATTGGTGTTGCTGACCGGAGATCCGCACGAGCCAAGCACGTTATCGCAGGCACCGGTTCGCCATGGCATTGTAGAAATATACGTCGGGCTTTCGACACTGTCATTGATCATTGTGGATGCCGTGGAAAATTTGGTTCCTCCGTTATCCACATAAACAGCGCTATTGCTATCATCATAATCCTCAATAGCTGTGATCAACACCCTGTTTGCTTTAGCGTGCATTCCAGAATTTCCTCGATCAATGTTTGGGCTGTCTCCCGATAGTGTAGTCGCATTTCCTATTGACACAGATGATCCCACAACCAAGTTTGCAGCCTGCGCCTTAGTAATGATAATCCTCTCCGCATCAGCCTCCTGCACACTCGCCTTATACTGATAGTAATACGATGTACACCCTGTCATGATCGACTGCGTGTGTCTGGTTGCAAATGCCACCATAAACAGGTTGTCCAAATGAGCCTTGTCCTGCGCTGTCGTTCCGCAATACTGTGTTCCTTTTTTACGGAAACGAGTTATCATGCCGTTGTGACTCTGGTTATGATTTACTGTCTTTCCACTGATCGAATGTGGAATCCCAGAACTGTCATCCCATGCCATATATTTTGCGATCGGAACGAAAGGTCTTACAGACTTATCCGGTCGGATAGCTGCCCCTTCCGGAAACGATCCGGGATGGTTTTCATCTGAAAGAATAATATTCTCTCCGGTTGCGGTCACTTCCATTTGGATCCACTGTGTGAGGTAAAGCATATAAACATCTTTATCTTCATCGGTTCTGGAGAATTCATTGTCAATCCCTTTGATGTACTGCACGACGAATTCGCCATCAGCATCCACATATCCATTTACTTCCAGTCCGTAGAATACGCTCTCTCCTTCAAAGTCATTTATTCCACGTACCGAATCCGTGGACGGAGTGGCCACTTTCCCAACAGCGTCATAAAGCCTCGTTCCTGTGGATGCAGGGCTTACGCTATATGCATCAAAATGCACACCATACCGCTTACCGGTTCGTCTAAGATTGAGCAGGAACAAAGCCTGTTCATTTTTTGTCTTGGCAAATACACTTACCGCATCACGCATAGCCACGTCATTTTTAATGAGCTGCCCGAACATGGCATTCATGAGATCCGCATGTACTGGATCCGTTGTTTCGAGCATGCGAAGCTGCTCATTGAATCTGGCGCCAGATATATCAAAATTCGCCATAATCTACCTCCATATGATAATATTTATCTAAAAAAAGTGTTCAACATGTTGCAAAATATCGAAATACGTTAGAAAGTATCATCGCACTCAAATACAACCTCCATATCAGCATCCTTGCCCTTTTTCATAAAGGCTTTCATGGCCACCATATCGCCATCAGCATCGTAAATACCGATTTCCGAAATATAGGTGTTGGCCAATTCGGTTTCGGACAGAGTACATTTATACCGGATGCATGTATCGGATATTACTTCGTATCCATCTACAGTTTTCCGAAACGCTTCATTGTGCAGAGCGTTCTGGTCCGGGGAGTGCGGGACAATTTCATCCGATCCGTTTACCCCGCCGGTACCGAAAGCCATACCGACAATTTTACTCAGCGGAGCTATGCCGGCTCTCGCCTCTAACATTTTTTTCTTTGCTTTTGTTGTTACTGTAGTTCCTGCCATTACAGGTCCTCCCTTCCTGAATTGAAATCATTTGTGCCATCGAAATTCAGCACCCCATTAAAGCGCGCAGCCTTCGACGGTATGTATAGCACTACGCCAAAGTCCTCCACGTTCTCAGCATCCATGCGGTGTGTGATAGATACTATCTTGGGCGGCGACTCTTGCGAAAATGTTTCATCGCCATCAAACGATAGCTCTCCATCAAAAGTAATCACATAGTCTGTCCACAGAAAAGATGCTCTATGGACATCCCTGATCTTGCATTCATTCTCATTTTTTATTTCTACGGCCGAGATCTTTGTGTGTTCAAACAGCACACCCTCCGCATGATCGGCATCAAGGTTATATGTGACAGCCCTAAAATCTGGTGGACGAACCGCATTTAGAAGCGCCTCCCCGTCGAAAAGGTACCTGCCGTCGAAAGATGCGCCCCACCATGTAATCGGAATTCGATGGACCATTTTTACTAAAAGATCGCCGTAGTCGCTTATTTTTACCACTCTGTGGACAATCCGAAGGTTTTCAACTTTGATAATATTCGGAATTTCAAATGGTATTGCCATACGAAAAAATGGCGGTTGCCGGGCATTAAAATATATGCTTCCATCAAAAAGATACTCTCCATCCCACGTAGCGCCCCACCATGTGATCGGCAACCGAACCGTCATCCGATTAAATAGGATGTTCTCAACCAGGACAAAGACAGCCAAGCGAACATGCAGCTCATATGACGTATGTGACTGCTTTGCATCATTGATCTTATCAATTCCTTTCTGTAGACTGAATGCTCCTTCTCCTTCGAGATAAACAACGAATGTGTTCGGATGCGTTATCTTATTATCAGGTTCATGAATATCAACAACCTTTACATCGCACCCAAGGACGCTGTTCACCATCTTTTCCAATCTCCATGGTGTTATTGGAGCTTTTGTGTCTCTTCTATCCAGAATAAGCTTTCGACGTTCTTCCGGGCTTAGGTTTTCTCTGATCGGAAGTCCGAACTTCTCTTCATGATATCGAAGCCCCCATGTTGCTGTTTCCGGGAATGCCTGATAGGGTAATTCATCTTCAATGATCCGGCGGGCTTCATCCATCTCTATTCCCATAACCTGGAATATCCATTTCCCAACGTAGGACCTGTCATAAAATCCATTCCCGGTTATGTATCCCATCATTCGTTTTGCCGCTTCAGATGTAGGAAAGTTTTCAATATTCATCGCATTCCCTCCCCTCAACTAAAGTCAACCTGATCTGTTGCTGCATACTCGTCATTAGAAAGGGGAATATTTTCCTCTGCTCCGTTCATCAGGAATGTATCAAAATCAGACACTCCCGGAATATCTGTTATCAGAGGGCGGACTTGGTTGTAGACCAAAATTCCTTCCACTTTCGCTTCTGAGTATTCCTTCATTACCAGCTCCTTGAATTGGCTTACGATTGTTGGAATATCCGTAGTGTCATCATACACAAGGCCAGTACAAGTGTAAGATATTTTCTTTGTTGTTGCGGCTTCGACAGTCAGTTCTGCGCATGCGGTAGGTAAGAGCCGGAGCGATCTATCGTGTGGAGATACAATGTGGTCATACACCGCCTCTATCAGCCTGGCGTTTGCCGGCTCCCCATTAGAATCTACAATGATCAGCTTTACAGTTCCCGGTCCATTCCATGTTGGAACAACGATACAATCGCCAACGCCAACGACCTCTTTTGCCCAACGTATATAGTCTGAATCGTTTCCGATAAACGTTGCTCCGTCTCTGAAGTTTTCCTCTTCGATACGTTCCAGAAGATCTTCATCACTTTCCACATCCGTTCCGCCAGTAATGTCATCCGGATTGTTTACGGTGGACAGCCCCTTTATATTTGTCAAGGCGAACACAACCGTATTCTTTTTTGTATTCGACTCTCTGCCTGCTTCAACGGCCGTAACCTCAACAGTCACGCTGCCAGACTCCGGTATAATAGCCATTGAGTCAGCAGCATATTCAAGGGCCGGCGTTGAGTCGGTTGCTTCTGTGCAGAAGATTGCCCCGTCTGGAATAACAGTGCCCGGATCGCCAGTAACCGTTACCGATCCACTGGCATATCCTGCCGGCCTGCGCTCTATACCTGCCGCCGCCGCGTGCAAATCAAGCCAATCCCCCCATGCATATTGCGGAAACATTAACATCAAGGTGCGCACGAGATGAAACTGGATCAATTCTGATTTTTCTATTGCTGTCGGCATTGTAAAATCATACGGGAATCCGCCCGGCATATCATCAATTCCATCCGGAAGCGCATCCATCATACGCTGCTGTATTTCTTCCGGTTCTGCACCATCGACAAATTCCGGCGGAGTAAATTCATAACTCACACTTCTCACCTCCCATCATCATATCGAAACTTTGAATTCATCAGTATCCACTCCCTTTACAGTAAACGAGACGCTTACGGCTTCTCCAGACCATGAAAATTCAAAATTTCTTACATATTCTGTCCTTGGATTCACCATCAACGCCTCCGATATTGTTCTCTCTATCGCGGACTCAACCGCCTTTTCACTGTCCTCTGCCAGAGCCTCGTTCAATTCAGTTCCAATTTCGTCTGGATAAGCTGCGCAGTCATATCGCTGTGTAAGAGCCATTTTGCAACACCATACTTTATACCCTTCCACGCCATCGCACTGCTCCATCTGCCCTTTTCCATTGAGGACAAAATCCTGTTTTTCAACATCCCACGCAACCGTATAATGGTAATCCCGATCTAATTGATCTCCGTCATCGATAAATTCGGGGGATTCCTCCACGGGAAATAACGTATTTTCTTCGTCCATGTTTTCACCTCCCCTAATTGATCACATCAATGACTACCGCTTCATTCTGTACCCATGCCACAAGCACGTGATCACCCGGCGATAATCCAGGGACCGGTATGGAATGCGAATGTGAACCGTTGCCATATTCATGCCCGCCATGACTACCGCCCGAAGCTCCAAGAGACATACCTGTTACATGCCGGCACACTGTATAATCTCCATTTGGAATTTTTACCGGGAAGGTATTTGTTATCAGCCCATAGTCAGACTCTATTTTTCCAAAATCAAGAACAAGGGGAGAGTCTGACATGCTTTTCATTCTTTTATGAAGCGTCCTTGCCAGTTTGTTTGTTCCGGCATGTCCATCAAACGCCATCGTCATCCCTCCTTAATCAAATGTTCCGTCGTCCACCCATCCATATACATTGCTTGAACTGTCCACATGTATCAGGTGCCATGGGTGGGCTTTCCCCGATCCGTTCTTAATGGTTATTTTTGCTCGTCCAGCTCTTGCGTTGTATCCACGGGATCCCGCATAAGAGCTAACGTAATGTGTTCCGCCGTGGAAATTCACAATATCGCCCACATTGTAAGATTTTTTCTGTACCGTCTGCTGTGCTTTCTTCTCATATTCTTTGAATGGTACATGAAGATCCAGTGTCATGCTGCGGCTGTCTACATCATGCCTTATGCCAATAACATAGTAGTACGCATTCATGGTTCCAACCGTTACATGAACCAGGTCCCCTTTGCGCACCCATGGAATATCAGGTGCCTTTACAGTCATCTCCTCCTGAACTTCTCCCTCTTCATCGAGAATTGTCTGTGCCGATGTCTTAGCATCCTCAAGGCTTTCATCAGTTCCCCTTCGAACTATTTTCTGCCGTACGCCATATTTTGTACTACCGTTCAGCACAGCTTCCACCGCGCTTTTTCCATCATCATCCTCCTGACCTATCACTTTCACACGAGTAACCATTCCTGCAGTGCTCCTCTTATGTGTGGCATTGATTACATTTTCGGCCGCAAAGTGATATACGGTCTTATTGTTCGCATACGGAACCACATATGCTTTTCCTTTCCGATCTTGCACGACACATTTCACGCCGCCTTTTTTATAGGCATCGTCCAGTATCTCCATGATGACATTAGCTGGATCGTCGGATTTAAATGTTAATTTTGCGTGTGTTTCGTTTGGACCCTCATATGATCCAAGAACAATTTCATAGTCATCAAAAACTTTAGTCACGGCTGATTTTGTTCCGGTGCCTGCCGGGAAATAGAAATTATCCTGGCTCTCTTGGAGATTGTACAGCTTGTCATAACACTTTCCGTCAAACTTGTACCCGTCCGAAGAGTATGCCGGTTTCCAATCAATGATGTTCCCGCGGGCCACTTCGTCATCCGTAACGCCATCAGAAACAAATACTCCGACCAAACACCCGAGTTTCGCTATATCCGAAAACACTTCTTTTGATGACTTTTCATTTTTAGTTGTGAACGAAATCCGGGTGGAGAGTTCGTCTTCGCCTTGCTCCCACCCGAGATTTTCCACATAATCTTTTATATTGTACTGATTTCCCTTTTCGTCCATAATTACAAAGCGGTATTGAATCTTCGACAAATCTATCATTCCCCTGTCCTCCTTCTAATTTGGAATAACAAAAACTGTGCCAGGGAAAATCCAATGCCCATTGTCGCTATTTGCATAACCGTGCTTTTTTGCTGTTGATTCTATGACAGATTTATTCGCGCTGTATATCTTCGTCCACGTTGATCCTGATCCGCCGTAGAATTTTCTGGCAATTTTCCATAAGTTATCTCCAGACTTTACTGTGTAGCTTCCTTTATTTGATGGTGCCGCAGCCGCCGGTCTCGTTACCGTCTTCTTTACAAACTTTACGATTTTCAGCTCGTCTGTCGTGTAAACTTTCAAGGATCGGTATTGCACAAACTCCAGTGAATATTTCTTATTTCCATATCCGCCGTAATCAGTACATTCAAAGCTACTGATCGTAACATCGATATTAACATTGGTTTCAGTGACCATCAGCCGCAGAACAGTTCCTTTTTCCTGCCAGTTTTTCAGAATTTTTTCGCACTCTGCCGGCTTAATCCATTGTTTTACAATGGACTCATTCCTTTTCGCTGCTCCGAAAAATATTCCATCGAATGAAATCTCTGTAAGCTTCATCCCCTTTGGGATTTTTACCTCGCCATAGGACAGAATATCGTAAGACTGATAATTGGTCCGATTCGTTCCCTTTACCTCCTCTGGGAGGCTAGGAAAGATAAATTTGCTTTTACCGTTTTCAACTTCGGTTAAAATAACATCCATAAAGCGCCTCCCTTAACTACTTATCGGCATGTTCGAGAAAACTTCACCCAGGCGATCGGCAAGCTCGCCGCCAAGATCGTCTGCCAGTTCTTTCATGTGCGTTTTGATAATTTGCAGGATATCGTCTTCTCTCTGACTTGTTGACGATATCACAAACTGCGGATTTACAGTCACGCTAAGGTTTACTTCTTTGGTATCCGAGTTTTTCTCACTGTCAATGACAGTCGAAACATCAGAAGTGCCGCTGTCGCTCTCTGATATTGGCTCTGCAAGGCTTTCTGTATTCTCCCATATATTTTTATTGGAAGAGCCAGAGGAGCCAATAAAGCCTCCATCAGCGTGCTTTCCAACACCGAGCATTTCTCCGGCCTGTGCCCACAGTTCCAAACCTCTTTGTCTTCTCTTGCTTCCGAGCGGGATGATCACCTCTGGTCCGTCCTCGCCCCACCATGTAAGCTCCGGGCCATAAGCAAAGCCGCCGTTTGCATGGCTTGAAATACTTCCGCTGACCGTTGCCGTTCCAGTTCCGCCACCGCTAAAACTGATCGTTGCAGATGGGTTTGCCAGCTTATAATTCGCCGTAATCGTAACGGTCGTAGTGGTCGAAAATCCTGCTGAAAACGCCGTATTGATCGCAGATCCGACGTTGCTGTAAAGGGTGTCTATCGCCCCTTGAATGGTTCCCATAGTCGCGGTAATTGCATTCGAGATACCGTTTCCAACAGCAGTTGTGACGCCGGAATAATCCAAGCTATCTATCGAAGATGTGATGCTGCTCTGCATAGCGGCTGTAAATCCGCTCATATCTATCCCTTCGGTCGATGACAACGCCGTCACAATAGAGGTGTTAATCATCTGTGCGCTTTCCGAAAGATCTATTCCTTCAAGTGCGGCAGTTAATGAGTTCTGTATACCTTCCTGCAGTCCGGCTCCCGATTCAGACATATCTACCGATGCCATGGCTTCTCCAAGCTTCTGATTCATCATCCCGCCGACCTCTGTAAGATCGATGTTTTCCAACGATGCGGTCAGAGAACTCTGCAATCCCTCTTGAAGTCCGGCGTCGGTTTCAGACATATCCACGGACGACATTGCTTCACCGATTTTTTGGTTCATAAGAACCCCTACGTCCGTAAGGTCGATATTTTCTACCGATGTCATGAGAGATGATTGTAATCCCTCTTGTAATCCTGCAACGGATTCGGACATATCCATAGAAGACATGTCCTCTCCAAGTTTCTGTGTCACGGCAGCTCCCGCTTCTGTGAAATCAGCATTTTCTATTCCGCTCTTCACCATATTGTTGACGCTCTCGCTCATATCAACACTGTTACCCTCCAAGGCAGATGTCATCTGATCTGGAAGGGATCTTGCGACCTGCCCCATCATTTCGGCAACAGCGGATTGTGTTGTGGCTTCAAGTCCATCAAGGTCTAACGCTTCTATCGCAGATTGTAGCCCTTCGCCTTCCATAGACCACTGGGTAGCATCGATTCCATTAGCCATTGCATTATGCATAGCCGTTCCAAGACGCTCCGCCACCGTTCCTTCAAGATCTGGTAGTATTCCATCTAACTCACTTCCAAATGAATCGGCAATCGACTGCAGTTCAAAACTTTCCACTCTGACGGACAGATCTGTAATCTTTGCCTGATACCCTTCCGAAAGAGCTTGGAACTGTTCATCAAATTGCTCTTGTGATATTACCCCATTCGCAAGCTGCAAATTCATACTTTCAAGTGTTACGTCCACGCCTTGCATGTATTGCTCTGACGCCTCTTGCACGTTTGCCTGAATTTCAGACACCAAAGAAGCAAAAGAATCAGCGTCCAGTGATGCGCCGGAGTATTTTATTTTCAGGCTTTGGAAGCTTGCTTCCGTCTCAGCCTGGCTGATCTGGTTTGTGATATCAGCAATCTGGTTTTGTAAATTTGTGATTTCCGCCTGCTCGTCAAGCGTGATCACTCCATCTTCCAGCGCTACATTGACCTTTGCTTTCAGATCGCCGCCAAGAGTCTCAATCTTAGACTGCAGATCCGAATACATCTGATTTAGCCCTGTTGTCATATCAGTTTCATTTCCCGGCTCAACCAGAAGATCTATAGCCGCTGTCGCCTCATAGTGCTTGTCTTCGAGGTACTGCTTCGAGCTTTCGATCATGGAATCAACAGCCGAAATATATTCCGATATATCGCCTCCATCAAGTTCCATGCCGAGGGATGCTTTCCAGTTCAGCTTGTCCATGGTCTGGAACGAGCTCTGCAGAGTTGCAAGCGAACCATCTGCCGTCTCTGCGGCCGATGAGAATTTGTTCAAAGCTTCTGCCTGATCCGCAAATACAATCTGCTTCGCGGCTTCCTGAATTTCCTGCATAGAAAGTTTGATATCGCCGAAACTATCCCGAATCTTATTAGAAGTTGCCTCCTGCATCATTGCGCCAAACTGCTCCGCTGACACATTTGTATCGTCAAAAGCCTCTTTCAGTTCTTGACTGTCGAACTTCGCTCCCTCTAAAGCATACTTGCTCTTCTGTTCCAGATTTTCCGCCGCTGCCGCAGCTTCCTCATAATCCTCTTTTACCTTATCTCCGGCAAACCATCCGGCGAGACCACCGATTCCGGCGCCGATCAAGGTGCCGATTCCCGGCAATATAGCAGTTCCGATTGCTGCTCCCGCTGCTACTCCACCTATTTTAAGGCCAGCTGAGGTTCCTTGCGCCTTTGCAGCTTCTTCGTTTCCGGCCTTGTATGACTTATACGCATCAAAAGCGTCCATTCCTCCGCTTATCAGCGTCGCACCGCCTACTACTCCGCCTGCAACAGCGCCTGCTCCTGCAAGAGCCAATCCTGTGCCTGTGGATGCAATGCTCGCTCCTCCAAGATTTGCGCCTATCTTTGCGAGGCCGCCTACTAATCCGGTTCCCGTCATAGTTCCGACGCCGGCCAGCTCGTCCGCAACAGATGCAGAGCCTATAATATTCTTCAACACTCCACCCGTGGCGCTTTTATATATACCTTTTCCGGCTTTGAACACACCGGATCCGAGGCTGAACATTGGGCCTGCCACTTTCGCGATGGCGGCAGCGGACAACAACGATGTAATGTCTGGTGCCTCTCCTCCCGGAAGAAGCTTTGCTGCGCTTGAAAGTGATCCCGTCAAAAGTGTTCCAAGGGCTCCTGCAATGCTGACACCGTTCATACCTTCAGTAAAGCCTTCGGCAAACTGGCGCCCTATGCTGCTCCCTTCATCAACAACAGATGAAACATCTATTCCCATCAAAGCCATAATTCCCGTGGAAATAGCCGTTCCAATGCCTACGCCTATATCACGAGCTACTCCGGCAACTTTCACCTTTCCCGATCCGTTCCACCAGTCAGAAAACGGTTCTGCCACCAATTCATCCCATGCAATACCAATTTTCCCGAACAAATCCGCATTCTGCCATTCATCTGTTGCCGTAAATTCATCTATCTTCGCTTTTGTTTTCTCAACAAAACGATCAAATGAGTTCATCGCCGTAAGAAGGGCATTTTCAACATCCGGAACCTTATTTGTAAGCCAGTCAAGGGCTTCAATCAGATAAGGCTTAAATTTCTCTCCGAGTGATAGCTTCATCGAGTCAAGCGATCCTGTGAACAGCTCAAATTTTCCGGCCAGATTATCCATCATGATATCTGCCATTTCCTCCGCTGCTCCGGAGCTGTTGTTTATCTGATCTGTAAGGCTTGCGAAATCCTGCTCGGATGCATTTACGATAGCAAGAAGACCACTCATACCTTCCTGACCGGCCAGCATCGCAGCGTACTGGGCTCTCTCCGCCTCAGATAATGCGCTGAATTTCGATCTTAATTCCTGAAGGGTCTGTGATAACGGCTTAACTGATCCATCAGCATTTGTGATACTGATATCCAGTTCTTCTATGGCGTCAGCCGCTTGTCCAACGGGGTGCGTTAAGTTCGTAAGCAAGCTCCGGAGGCTCGTTCCTGCCTGAGATGCCTTGATACCGTTGTTTGCCATAAGACCGATCGCTACCGCTGTGTCCTCTATGCTGTACCCAAGGGCTCCGGCAACCGGTGCAACGTATTTGAACGTGTCGCCCATTTTTGCGACATCGGTATTCGTTGCATTGGCAGCCATAGCCATAACATCAGCAAACCGTCCGCTGTCCTTCGCCGCCATTCCAAATGCCGTCAATGCGTCCGTTACAATATCGGACGTAGTTCCAAGATCTTCTCCAGAGGCGGCCGCCAGGGACATAAGACCTTCGATACCGTCCATCATCTCTTTTGCGTCCCAGCCTGCCTGAGCCATGTACTTAAAAGCTTCTGCCGATTCAGAAGCAGTAAACTTCGTGACAGCTCCCATCTGATTCGCCTTTTCGGTCAACTGAGCAAATTCCTCGCTTGTAGCGCCTGATATTGCCTTGACTTCTGACATTGCAGCTTCAAAATCCGCATATGTCTTAACCGTATCCGCAATACCGGCGCCGGCAGATATCGTGACTCCGGCCGCCACAAGCGGGCTTTGCAGTAACCCGAACACCCTCCTGACGGGGGATGTCACGAGGTCTACCGCTTTAAGCGTAACCTTCCACGCTTTTGAGGTCAGGCTTTTCACATAGGTTATTGCTTGCTTCACAGTCGGTGTAATCCGATCCTTCGCTTCAAGAAGAATCTGATACTTCTCTTTGAGCATCGCAAGAAGTGATTTCTTCGTCTGATTTACAGACTTCTCAAAACCAGACGCCTTTTTAGAAGCCGCATCAAAACCACTCCCGACCGATTTCTCAAACCCGGAGACGCTCTTAGAGGCATTTTCAAAACCTTTCGCAGCTTTATTTGCGCTGTTCACAGTATTTTCCATACTCTTCTGCGCCTTTTTCGCCGCAGAGTCAAGCCCTTCCATCTTTTCGGATATGCTATCGACAACCTGTCCGGTATTGTCTTTAGTCTCTATTGGAATCTCAATTTTAATAACCTTAGTCGCCACCCGCTCTTCCTCCTTTCTCGTCATCTTCCAGACGTATTCTCATAGACGCGAACATAAACGCCCGCACGCCAGCCGGCTTTGCATATACTTCATCCGGAGTTATGCCCAGCCGCTGAAAAATTTGGTGCAAGAGGGTAGTTTTTCCTCCTGCCCGGATCAGTTTTTTGCTGTTTCCTCCATCTTGTTTTCAACCTCTTCCAGGTTTTCGGAATCAAATCCGCTCAGCTTATTGATTTCATCAATGACTCTGTCTTTTTCTCCGCCCAGAAGCACCGCTTCGATAACATCAAGCGGAGTCACGACAAGAACGCCCTGCTTTCTAAGTCCGTCCCACACCTGCTGATTATCCCAAAGTTTTGTACGGTCCTCTTCGACCGTTGCATGGTAGATCAGTGAGGAACGGAATTTTGCATTGTCTGTCTCTTCCGCAAACTTGATGCCGATCTGCTTATTGCGGACATACTTCGTGTGTTTTTTTCTGCACTTGTTTGCCTCTTCTTCTCCAAGCGCATGCACCTTAAACGAGAAAAAGAGCTTATTCCCACGGATAATATCGATCTGAACGAGCTCTTCGGCTTTATAAGAAGCTGCCGCCAACATGCCGGCGATAAAGTCACTCTCCACCGTCAAAAGCTGTCCCTGTGTTTCCTTTTCGGAAAATTCTTCCTCGCGAACTTCCTGCGTATTTTCCATCTTTCCTGCTGTTTTTGCTAAGCTTGCCATTGTATATCCTCCTTAAAATACTGAAGGATGGCCGCATGGCCACCCTTCGTTAAATTTGTTAATTTAGATTGAGAGTTCTTTCTGAAGATCCGGTTTCCCGTTGACAAAGAAGTTCCAGTTACGTTTGATAACATCTCCATTGGCAACGTTCTGGAGATCAATATCTCCGGACGGAATACACTCTCTATATACAACACGTTCTTCGGATCCGTTGAGGCCCTGGAGAACGCCCTGGAACACGAACTGCGGTGTCGTTCCGGACTTCATAGATGCCATGAGTTCGCGGAACATATCGATATCTTCGATTACAATTTCTGTAACGGTGATTGTGATGCCGTATGAGTCGCTTGTCTCATGCTCCTGCGGATCTCCCATAGGTTTATACTTCACATTGTTGTATGTAGCCTTCGCCTGGAAAGACTCCATAGAGGCCAGGAGATCGCCGGTACCATTGTAAAGTCCGGCGTCCTTGCCAGTGCGCGCATGACGCGCATCAGATGATGCTCTTTCGTTAATAGCCATTTACTTTCCCTCCTTCATTATTCAGTTGTTCTGCTTGAGAACTGGAATTTATACGTCAGATACAGATGCTCGATGGAGTCTTTGTCGATTACCTGAATGTCCAAGTATGCATAGTCTCCGTCGGACTGATACGTTGTATTCTCGGACGCAGTACCGGATACAAGTTTGCCCTCATTGATCATCGCATTGATAACGCCCTGCAGCTGACTAACAACCGTAGCCCGTCCGTTCACATCGTTATCCACCTTTCCGATCAGGGCATCAGCCTGATCGTTGCATCGGGTGATCAGTTCATATCTTGTTTTTGTTCTTCGGATCTTTTTCCACCCGTCATCCTGATTATCTGCCGGGCTTACCAACGTATTGATTGCGCTGTCGATCCAGATCTGCCCGTTCGTATTTGTGCTGAGAACAATGCAGCCTTTCTGTTCCGCGGCAGAAATATCCGTTGGAGTAAGGGCATCGTTAAGTTTCGTGTATCCTTCCACAACCGTGTGGGTAAGAGATTTGTTTGAGGCACAGGAAGCGATCATTCCGGCTATTCTTGCCGCCACGAGGTATCCCTCCACAGCCTCTCCAGAGATTTCTGCGGACGCATTAACAACATAGTGCATTTTCTCACTGTTGAACGCAGCCGCATGCGCCATTCGATCTGTCAGCGCAACGGTCTTTTTTTCTGCCACAACCCCCATAGCGAGCTGTCCTGCATCAAAAATCCGATCAATAAACGACGCGAGCAACTGGTGTACGGCGGTTTCTTCCGTGTCAACACATGCTACATTGAACCGGTAAGGCTCCGCTGCAACAAACGCTTCGCTGTATTCTGCATTGCTTGCCGTAGGATCTGTTCCCGGAGTGAAAGCTTCTTCGCTCACATCCGCAAGAACACCTGTGGCACTTTCGAGAATTTCCGAAGTGAAGCACTTGGAATTCACAAACGCCTCGTGCAGAGCCTTTACCTCATCATCGCCGGCCACGAATTCAAGCTTCTCAAACTCTTTGGCGCCCGAATAAATGACGCACTCTTTCAGAGAGGAGTCAGACAATTTTTCTCTTACAGTAATTGCGAAATCCTTGGTTCCTGGATATTTCGCTGTAATCTTTAACGCCTCGGTGTCACCTTCTTTGTTGAGTGTAACGGTAGCCGATGTTCCGCCCTTTCCAACACGTACGCAAACGCATTTCGTTGCCCCTGCTCTAATCACTTCACGGATTGCGTTAGTTGAGCCCGCAGTGCCATACATCTTTTCATATCCTTCTTCTGGCGTGATCTCTACCGCTTCAGCAAGCGGTCCAAAATCGGATTTAAAGAAGATTGCCACCACTCCGTCTGACGCTCCTACGATCTGATTTTCCCCGACCTTCTGGATGTTGAAATATGTTCCCGGTCGAATTTTGGTTTCACCAACAATAAATGTTCCTGCCATCACTTAACCTCCTTGCTCATAAATTTGTTTACAAGCTCTTTCGCTTCTTTTACCGTGGCCCTGTCTTTACCGTAGTATCTCAAAGCCGCAGCAACACATTCTTTACGTGTTCCGAACCGGTCTGCCGCATTAGAAAGCTCCTGCGCGCTGTAAACCGGTTCAGCAATTTTCTTTGGCGCCTTTTCCTTTGACGAAGTATTTGCGCCAGATGTCTTTGCTTCTGCCATAATATTTATTCCTCCTTACTTAAAATGACATTTTTCATAATCGCGTGCTCTTTCGCCCCGTATTTCAAAATTCCATATCTTCCCGTCACATACAGTTGACCTACTTTCAGATAATCCGCCTGACGGTCCAACTGAACCTCGGATATATTCATCGGAGAGCTATCCAATAGGATTATTCTTTCGTCCACAGCGATTATCTGGGCGACAGCAGCAATCATTTTGATGTTCTTTGATTTATCCGGGCATAAAAGATGGACCGCTATTCTGCAGTCCATCCACGCAACAGTATTCATATTGTTTCCATTCACTTTGTTCAGCGCGGTCAACCGGCAGTAAAATACCGGTTTTTCTGATGTGTCTGTAATCTCGCTCAGCCGATCCACGCCAATGACTACAGACTCCGGATATAATTCTTTGATATACTGGTTAAAGGCAACAATAGGGTCTGGATCCGTTGTTTCCTGCGGGGAATACTCCATCATGTCTATGGATATCTCTTGCCCTATTATATTTCCTTCAAGCAAGAACGGATCTGTTCTTGCCCACGCGAAACTGTATGGACCGCCGTCATCCGGGGATAGCAAAATATCTCTAAAGCACTCTTTGATGGCCGCCTCTATTTCTAAAATGACCAGGGAGGTGCTCTCTGTATAAGCAACGATATTCAACGAGCCTACGCTTGACCGCTCCTCATTTGCCTGCATATCGCATGTAAAAGTGATTCTTGGGTATTGAGATTTTCCGCCCCACCCTTCCTGCTTATCATCCGGAGCTTCTGTGTTGAATATGGCCGGTTTGTCTGCGTAAGTCGCACATAGCGCCTTCAACTTTTCAGAATCAAGCAATCTTTTATAAATCAAGCTTATCAGATTCATCTCTTGCTCCTTCCTCCGGATATTTCACGATCGTCTGCATATCCTTGCTGTATCGAATTTCCCAATCCCCGTTTGCCACCTCGTCAGCATAAATAAAAAAGTGGTTCGTGACATTCCCTATCTGCGGTGGATATTGCACAGTGACCTTGTTTCCCGTAACAGAAACGACAAACCCTTGCTCCCCTTTGCTCCAACTTTTATGCTTTGCATACATCAAGGTGCCGCGCTGTATTTCCTCCGTATCGAATACGTTAGTCGGATTCCTAATAATCAGCATATAAACCTCCTAAAAATCAGAAAAAATCGAATCAACCTCCGGTTCCACATCGTCCAAAATAGGATCCACGAATGGTCTTGCCTCCATTTTTTTCGTTCCGTCTTCAAGATATCCGGCATATGAAGCTTTGGAGTCTGCGTAAGCCGTTATAGAGATGCTTGAGTTCGAGTTTCCTCCATTCATTCGCACACCTGTCTTCCATGATCGTCGTAGGAATCCTGTCCTCACCCCGGGAGGGTTTCCCGGTGATGATGGACTTGGGTTTGTGAGAACTTCTATGGCGCTATTCCGCATGGCATTTGACACGCGGAACGCCTTGGACATTGTCTTTTGATTTACCTCCCTAACCGCCTCACGCACAGCTTGGCGGATCGCTTCGGATGCTCCTCCAGGTGTCATCTCAAATCATTCCTTTCTTCTGCGTAATAGATTGTTGCCACGCCCAACGAACCAGCATCATCTATGGCAAGCACAAGAAATAACCGGCTGTCCATCGCGAGAACGTCTCCCTTTTTGGCAGCCGGACCATCCCAACTTACAATAGTATGGGTTAGGGAGTGCTGATCCTGATCCCACATGTGCTTAGTCTTTTCGCGGTCATCAGTATCAGCTTCTGCCAAAACACCATTGACAAGAATCCCTGTATCCTTATATTCCACCACAGGAAGCCCGATGCTTGATATGTCAGAGTCTTTTCTTTTTACCAGGAACTCTTTAAAAAGATTTCCCGGGCGAAAATACATAAGCACATCAGCCACCTTCCCTCTCCGTAGACATCATACCGGTGTAGAAATAAGGCCGTTCACATTCATTTCCTTGTGCCGAAATAGCCGCTGCGGAAAGGCAGTTCTGTGCCACCGATGCTTTGAGCTTCTCGTATTCTTCCTGCCACAACTTTGCCCGATTTCCGAACTGTAACGATAGTGGACCTGTTTGTGTATCAACCTCATAGGAAAAGCGCCTAAAAATAGTCTCTAAGCAGGCCAGCTTTGCCCGCTTCCAGTTCTTGTGCATTTCAAGTATGGCTGTGTATTCTTCATCGGTAAGAGCGCAAGTTTTCTCCTTCCCCTCTACCATTGTATCGCCAAGCTCAAAACGCATAAGGTCTTTCCCTCGTTCAGATAATTTTCCAGGATCGTAACTGTATGCGCCTGCCATTATTCATCACCTGCGCTTTCCTCCTGCACATCCTCTTCAAAGTTGAGTTTTGTAGCGGCCGCTTCTGTTGCTTCTTTGATAGCTTTTCTCGAATCACAAGCATTAAGCAGAATCAGAACTTTCTCGTCCTCGATCTCCTTAATAGTCTCTTTTGCTTCTCCGGCGGTCATCTGCATTACCTCTGCAGCTTTGCATATCTGTTCTTCGTTACAGTGAAGAATCATCTTTCCATCCCTCTGGTTAATCGGGATTGCAAACTCAACCTGACCTACGAATGCGCCCGTGACGACCGGTTCGCTCGGATCTCCCCCACCGGCAGCGATCGCAATCACTCCAAGCTTCTCCTGCGCTTTGGGATTGATGACGAATTCAGACGGAATTTCATCGCCAATGTAAAAGGTCTGCCCATTAAACGAACAGGGCTTTTTTGCTATCAGCCTCATAAGCTCCCTCCTTAAACAGCGTCTTTAAAGAACATTCCAAGATCATCTGCCGTTTTCTTCATATCGCTTGCCATAAGTCCTTCTACATATTCCGAATGTGTTCCATTTTCACCCAGATAATTGAGGACCGGAAGGATCTGGCCGTCACCAAGCATATCCCAAGTGAAGATGTACCCTGCGCTCGGCTCATCAATAGACGGATTGTTGGTAGCATAACAGAGCAGGATTGCATTCGGATCTCCAATAAATCCCATGTCTGCATCAGCCCCCATCGCTGCCTTGTTCATAATGGACTGCATAACAACTACCCTTTCAGTGCTGAAGAGCTGGGAAAGAACATTCAGATTTACGTTCGCCGGATTCATCGTTGATCCGCCATATTTTACTCTTTCGAGGATTCCAGGATGGTTCTTCAGCGCAGTAAACACATTTGCCCCAAGCCCAATACGGTTTGGTCTGCGTCCAGTCAGCTCCTGCATCTCTGTTGCTTTCTCATCGAAAAACTTAACAGGATCAGAGTTATCATTTGAAAACTTAATGAACTGCTTTCCAGATACGCTTGTTGAATCAACACCAGTGTATTCATTGGACCAGACTCCAGACTTAAAGAAGCTGCCCGCAAACAGTACATCCTGATGGATATTAGCCTGCTCAGCGATTGTCTTTGTCCTCTGCACTCTCGGATCTCTTGTTGCCGGTCCCTGGCGGCGCTGAAGATCCGTCTGTCTGATCTGATCGATCCCCATAATCATCTGGTCTACTTTGCAGTTATATGTTTCCGTATGTTCGGATACAACAGCCGGAGCAACTTTGCCATATGCCGGCTTTCTCTGCCAGCTATCTCTCAGCAAATCCTCTTTGTCAAAAATGTAGTAATTATCGGATGACAAATCTACCGGGCATACCGGAAACAGGGATTTCGCAAAATAATTCGCTGAATTCTGGTAGTAGGACAGTGCCATGTTAGTCAGTGCTGTATGCGGTCTGAATGCTCCCTTTGCAATCTCTGCCGCAATTCCCTTTGTAGTGTTTCTCATGTGTTATTCCTCCTTTTTTCTATTAACCTTCTCCACCGGCAGCCGCAGCTGCTTTCTGGTATTTGGTGATCTGGATGCAACAGTATTCGTTTGCCTTTGCACTGGATAATGCAATGCCTAAGACATAGTTTCCGTCAGTCGCTACCGCAGCAAGTCCATTTGCTCCCGCCGTGATCTCCTGTCCTTTTGTGATTGCGGCGCCGGCAAGAACAAAGCCGATATCCTTTACCAGAATGTCCACATCGTCCCCGATGGCCACCTTTCCGGACTCTGCTCCAGAGATGTCGTTGTAGCCCGCCTCGATAAGGGCAATTCCAACCGGAATATCTGTGCCTGCCGTAGCAAGAACCACATTGCCGTTTCCGTCATATTTCATAATCTTATTTCTGCAGTCGGCAATTTCATCGCCTGCTTTTTCAACAATCGTTGCAGAATTATTGATCTGTGTTCCGTTAAAATTCTTTGCCATAAGTCTTTCCTCCTTCCTTAAAATCCTGCCTCTTCATCGTAAGAAGCCAGTAACTCAGGATTGCTTTCCCACGCTTTTGCGAGAGCGTCCGCATAGTTCAGGTCCGGATCTTTTTCCATATATCCTTTTGCGATAGACTCTACCTGCGCTTCGGATTTTCCCTTCGCAACGGATGCGTGACTTCCTCTTCCAGTTTTCCCGATCTCGGAAAAGATACCGGAATTGTCAGCCATTGCAACCATAGAATCGAGTGTGGAGATCATATCGTCATAAGCGGTGCCGCCAGCAGCTTTCAAAGTCTTCAGGACCGGCCCGAGCTCTTCCGCTTTCTTTCCGATAATCTCGTATTTCTTTGCAATTTCCATGAATTCTCTGTTTTCTGCGGACTCCCGGTATTTTCTAAGAGCCTCAATCTCCGCTTTGACAGCCGGATGCAGGCCTTTGAAGATATCCTCCTCCGGATCAGCCTGCCCAGTAACGGATTTTTTCGTTGTCTGCTTTTCGCCGCCATTATCAAGATCCTCTTCCTCGTCTGTGCTCGCCTTGTTGGCTCCCGGCTTCACTGTAGACTTCGCAACAGGATCCTCCTCTTCTTCGATGCCGTATTTCTTCATGATTTCCTCGTAAGCCGCCCTGTCTTCCGGGGTCATTTTAGATTTGTCGATTTTTGCCATTTCTTCAATTTCTCCTTTCTCGCTGTTCATCGCTTTCTCAATTCTTTCGTCCAGGCTTCTCCTGAACTTCTTTAAGGATTCGATATCATTGATACCGACATTCTTTTTGATTCCGCTGACTTTTCCGGCTGCCCAGCTACTGATAGCATCAGCGATGATTCCGTCAAATTCGGATATGCTTTCTTCCATCATGGACTGCGCCGTGGATCCGTCGAGATCATCGTCGTAAAGAATCGACTGCAGGGAAGACTGTAGTGCATAACAGATGCTCCACATCTCATCAGCCACCTTCTGACGCTTTACCTCGGTCATCTTCTCACCAAACGTCTGAGAGTTGCCTTTTTCTATGGTTACGTCAGCATTTTCGGCGATTTCTCCCATAGCTTCATCGTAAAGCCCTGCCATTTTCGCAAAAGCGGCTACAAACCGCTTCAACGCCGGCTCTTTCTGCGGTGACGGCTCTCCTTCGCCTCTTCTTTTGAACAACTTAATATCCGCCTGCTGGTTTGCTCCTTCGTCAACGAAATCGACTTTTTTGACATTCAAATTTCTTAATTTTGTTGCCAATACCCTTACCTCCTTCCATGGTTTTTTATAAAACAAAAAGCGGGGTTAACCGCCTTCTGAATTACCGTTATTCATTTCTTTTGGAAGCCGCTACGACGCACGCCAAAACAAATCCAACAAATGCGCCGATAAAGAAAATCCCAATATCAATCAGAATCTCCATCTTCCTCTACCTCCACTCTTTCAGCTTCGCCTTCAATCGAAAACATGGTATACGTTCCATCCTTTACCTTTTCCCACACATCATCATCTGTGACCAGGAATCCGATCCACCATCCAACAGGAAGGGTTCCTTCCGGAATACCCATCGCAATCATCTTTTCCTCCGTGAAAACTACGCTTTCAACCAATGTCGCGCAGTCGCCACGTTCATGCATCTCTCCGCCCTCCCTGTAGAGTCGGACGAAATTATATGCAGCTTTTTCAAGCTCTTCCGAATCTATCATATCTTCCTGCCAATCAACAAGCTGTTCTCCGTTTTCATCGATGGCAATGCTCGCCCACCCAAAAGCCAGACGCTTGTCGTCTTCTGACTTTTGTATCTTAAAGCGACCTTTCAACACAGAGGTCTCTTTTTCACAAGGTTTATCCACATTCACCGCTCTTTTTCCAGAGCTTTTGTGGATTCCTAAAATATCATACAGGCTTTTCATCACTGTTCCTCCTTAACCTCTACATACTTAACAACGCATCTGCATCTCGGATGCGCCGGCGGAATAAGGACCCTTCCGCATTTTCCCACATCAAAGTATTCATCCATCTCTTTGCTGACACCCTCCACGCTCTCGCAAAATTTGCACACGTTATCCTGTCTGGCTGTCACCCATACTTTTTTCACATGCCCTATATATCCTCTTTCCTGGGCTTGCTTGATTCCCTGATGCGCTCCAGCATTGTATGCCTCTGCAAGTTCTGTCTGCGCAATCGTTTCAGCGCGGTATCGATGTTGCTTTTCGGCATACTTCAAGGCCTTATCCCTCGCCCTCCTGACGATATTCTCCTCCTTCATTCGAGGATGTTCTTTCCGCATCTGTTCCTTGATGTAGTTATAATACCTCAGATTTGCCTGAGCCTGCCTTTCAGTAAGCCCAATGCACGGGCGAATGACTCTTGCCAATTCATTTGGTGTGAGTTCTTCTCTCACCGCCTTCATGGTAAGACGCTGTATCGCTTTTTTCTGCTCTTGGACAGCATTTGTCACAAATTCGCTTCCCCGATCCTTGATCCAGTTTCTTATGCCCACATCGGTTGCATCGAATTCAAATCCTTTGCCCCTGACTTCATCCAGTATAGCGTCACTGAGCTGTCCTGCTATTATAGCTTCCACCCACATCGGTTCGAGGGTATTTACCACGAATGACGAATAGTCCTTCGACCAATTCTGGATATCTTCCTCGGATACATCTCCATCCTCAATCAGCTTCCGTATTTCCTTGTATGTAATAGCCGCTGCCTGATCTGCCCAAAACCGTGTAAGGACAGATACCGGAACCGCCGCAGTATCCGTTATATATCGGTTCAGCATATTTAAAAGGCGAAGATTTTCCTTGCTCCGCTTCTTTGCTTTTCCTAAAGGTTTTGGTTTTTTGAAGATATACATAGTTCTCTTCTACCTCCCCAACCTTCTCTTCGCCGCCTCAGCAGTCTTTTCATCTTCGCTTTCGTCTATTTCGTCTTCCTGGACCTCGCTCTCGTCCGTCTCCGGCGGTTGGCTTTGATTCTGCTGTTTTGTTCTGGCCGGATCCTCTTTTCTGCTATCCGTGGTTCTTTCCGGAAGATGACCGATCTCCCGGACATAATCCTCCAGGCCATCATCAGGAACAAGGATGCCTATGCCGGCCATGTCTTTAATGAACTGTCCTGCGGATTTTATATCAACATCTTCGATCTCTCCATGTGTCATTTTGGGATAATCCGTAATGCCGTTGAAGTGATCTCCGTTGATATCGATAAGGGCTGGTATACTCTGGTTATTGAACGTCTCGCAGATAACATCCAAAAAAGAGGATATCGCAACAGAAAAAAGCTCCGTTTTATCGGAGCTAAGAGCAAAACTTCCAACCTTATTGTGCCCAAGCATGAGGAAGTCCGCCAAAACTGTCATAGCTATCTTCGTGTCATACCTGTTGATAATTGCATTTGTGTCAAACTGTCTGGCGCCGCCCGTGCTGACCAGTTCAAATTCAAATCCGTGTGGCAATACAAGCCCTTCGTACTCATCGCGGCGGACCGATTTCACCATCTTCGTGAGAGCAGCATTTATTTTTATCATTTCCGAATCCGTGTCATCCCAAATATCCGTTCCTTCTGGAACATGAAACACCGGAAGACCCGCCAGATCTCGCTCAATTCCTATCGCCTCAATCTCCTGGATTCGACGTTTAAAGTACCATGGTCGATACGCATTTCTTAGTATGCTGCGCCCCTCCGGATTGTCCTTCGCGCTTTCCGTACGAAAAAGCATAGCTTTTTTTATCGGAATTGTGATAAATCCATAATCCGGAGGCGGCATCTGTGTCATCCCAACCAGGTTGTCATGCTTGTCGTACTCCCATTTATATAGCGTATCTTGGCTACGGATCGGAAGCTTCTGCCAGCCGATCAGACCGTCGGAATATTTGCTGTTAGTCCGCGGATTCCTTGTTTTTCCCATCCGGCGTTTGTACACAATCTCATGCAGGCTCCATCCATAGACAAGAAACGATAAGATTTCCGAAATTGTATCGGTCCATGTGCTCTGCATGTCATCCATGCAAGATTCGATAAACTCTGCAGCTTCACGATCTTTCGCTGAATCTCCGCCAGGTTCAATATTCCACACCGTGTGCCTGATCAGCATCTTGATGGCGAACAGGATAGCGCCGATGGTATCATCATTGTTTGCCATTTCCCGATACACCTCGACTCCGCGTATCCCTTGCAGTTCTCGCAGGAATTCTTCGTGGAACACACCATTCCACCGCTTCTGCCCTATGCGGCCTATTTCCGCCATTCTGACCCCTCCTTTCTCCTAACGTTTTCTCGTCTTTTCTACCCGTTTCTGTCCTTGCAGCTCTGGTTTCGTAGTGGTTTTATCAAGCCAGGCAACTAAACCTCTGCAGTTCGGCTCCTGTTTTTCAAGCATGTCGGCCGTATTTCTCAGTGCTACGACTACCAATGCAGTGTCCGCAACGGGATGGCCATTCAAAGCCTTTATAATCTTGTTCTGGTAGAAATTTAGTCCATCCACAACAACTCCGGTTGCTTCCGGCAGTCTCTTTTCCTCAATCAGCCGGTTTCCTTTTGTGACATACGCTTCTTTCTTCTTCATTATGCCCACAGATATCTACCTCCTATTTATTTCTCCAGTAGCTGCTCTTTCCAAGGCCGGCAGCACTTTCCTGATTCGGAGCACTTCCGGTGTATTTCTTGATCTTTCCAAGATATACAGATAATGCCAGTGCATCTGCGCGGTCCGGTGAATCCAGTCCTCGCTTTTTCATTTCCTTCTTGCTTTCGACCTCCAACTTTCCGTTGCTCGCGAGGAAATACTTCCGGGACGAAAGCTGTGCGAATGTCTCCTGATCCTCCTCAATTTCGACTTCTTTGTTCTCCATGAGGTCCTTCAGCGTCGCCCACATGTGCGTGGTCAAATTGTTGTAATGCTCTGCGGCGTCTTTTCCCGCCTTGGTGTCAGTTTCTATTTTCTCCGCAGCATTGATCGGTATAACATACAGCCGTCCAAGCCTCTGTTCTCGCTTTACTTCCCTCAAACGGTCGGTAACTCCGCCTCCAAGACCGGTATCGTCTATATTTACATAGATCCTTCCTCGATAATCCGGATATTCTTTGAGAACTTTCTTGTACTGCCTGACAATATCTCCTACAGTGCGCATCAAGTCCTGCCCTCGCCTATTCGCTACGATTTGTAGCTTTCCTCTGGCGTTTCTGTATATGACTGTTTCATCGTCTCCAAATCTCGCAACGTCAACACCTAAAATGATGTACGGCAACCGCTTATCATCTGGAAGTTCAAACAAACGGCTTCCGCATTGCTCTATCGTTGAAAGAGCTATAAACACATCGTCCTCTTGGTTCGGGAACTCTCCCCTGACACGAACTCGCACCACGTTCGATTCCCACCCATACTTCCTGATCAGCGAATCAATATTCTCTTTATTGGTCCGCTTGCTGTCTGCCGATGATACAGTATGGCACTTATATAAGGCCCGATCCCGTGTATGGCTATCGTAAAATGTTCCGGAAGTCTTGGTCGGGTTGCCGCACATAAGCAGCTTATTGTTCTCTCCTGACAAGGTACCGAGGACAGCCTCCATGATCGGATCTGCTACGCCGGACGCTTCGTCAACGATGAACAGCATATTATCCTCGTGGAATCCCTGCATGTTCTCTGGCTTTGTAGCAGTCCTCGCTACCCCAAACCAACGCTTTTCATTGCCGACCATATAAACATATGTCTTTGTCCATTTTAGGAGCCTGGAGAGCAAAGGAGAGTGGCTCATCCACTTTGAAATTTCAGACCACAGTACATCGTGTAGCTGCTGTTTCGTTGGCGCCGTTGCCACAATACGAGGGTACGGAAAACAGGTAATAAACCACAGGAATACCGCAGCCTCCAGACCGGTCTTTCCTACGCCCTGTCCGGACTTAATGCTGACTTTCGGATTGTGCGCCAGATCTTCGGCAGCTTCCGCCTGCCATTCATCCGGTTCAAATCCAAGCACTTCCCGGAAGAACATCACGGGATCATCGCGCCAAAGCGGTATGCTTTCATCAAGGAAATCCGACAGCCAATCCATATTATTGTCCATCCTTTTCCCTCCTTGCTTTTATGACGCTCTCCGCCCAAGTACGCACCAGTTCGTTGCCCTTCGACTCTCCTGCGATCTTCTCCTTCTCAAATCTGAGTTTTGCAAGAGCATCTACAGCTTTTGTCTTTTGACTTTGAACAGAGGTGAGTTCCTTCTCCAGACGCGCAACCAGATCTGCCGAGGAAGAGGTCATTGTCTGCAGACTGTAATGCTCTCCGGGCAGCCGATCGCCTTTCTCGACCTTCTCCTGAACCCGGTTGTCGTAAAGTTCTCTTTCCGCATCGTCTTTGAACATCCTCTTTTCCTCAAACTTTGTCACGCCGGACACGTAAACACCGCCCTTTGCTTCGCGGTACTTGTTGATTGCTTTCATGATCCTGCGCTCCCGAACTGTAAACAGCATGATCTGGTTTATCAGTATCTCTTCCTCGTCCTGCGGCATTGTCTCAATGAGCTCTTTTTCTTCATCGTCAAGCGTATCCCAATAGACAGCGGAATATCCTCCATGCTTCAGGGCGTTCTGTGTTCCCTTCGGGGCTCCATGCCCTTTAGCGTTCTGCTTTCCCTTGCAATTCTGGTTTCCGGGCTGTCCGCCTCGTTTACGAACGCTCGCTTTTTCTGATCCACTTTTCTTTTGCGAACGCTCGCCTTGTTTTTTTTTACCGTTTTCATCCCATTTCTGGGTTGACTTCCATCTTCGGACGGTTCCCTCTGGCTTGCCGAGTTTCTTTGCAATATCAACAAGAGCCATGCCAGATTTGTACAACTTTTCCGCCTCTATGCTGTCAGGGCTTCTTGCTCTCGGCATTGCCATCACCTCCCATATCGTATTTTTTTCGGATATGAAGAGACCGGCAGGCTCTTCTCTCCGCGCCGCCGGTCTCTGTTCTATATATGCTATAACAGCATAACATCAAATTTTTGTCAGATATTCTGCTTTTGAGAACCCCGTGACTCCTTTGGTCATCATGTTCAGAAAATCCTCTTTCGAGAAGTCTGATAACCGGAAAACCTCTTCTGGTTTCATACCGAGCTGCTTTCCGATTTCTTCTACGGTTTTCCCTTCCCCCATAAGCTCTTTTACAATGGCTTTCATAGGTTCCAGAAGATGCGTGCCCCTTGCTCTATTGTGCGTTACAGTTCCGTATATATCCTCCGACCGTTCCGAATGCTCAACAACAACTATCGGCACTTTACCGTTAAGCATGGATTTTAAGGGTTCTTCTCCAGACACGGTCCATCTGTGGAACCCGTCAATGATCGTATAATCCGGCCGAACAACAATAGGAAGTGTCCATCCATTTACTAAAATAGACTGCGTTAATAGCTTCAAGTTTTCTTTTGAAACTTTGTTCGGGTTGTAATCATTTGGTTTGAGCCATTCCCTCGGAACCCATTGCAACGTGCTAAGCGGTGCAGTCAGCTTATTGTCCATGTTTGCTTTCCTCCGTTTTCTTCGCTTTCTCAATATATTTTCCATAAATCCGATGATAGAGCGCCCGGAACGTCCTCATTTTAGGATCTCCAGACACAAGGCCTTCGTATATATGCTTAAAGTCTTCCGGTGTAGCAATGGCTGAAACTTGAAGAAAGAAATTCCTATATCTTTCAGCAACATGCCTCTTATGTGGCGTATCAAAATACACATCCATATTCCCGAACATGTGCAAGAGTTCCTTCTTGTAGTCTTTTTCCGGCTCGGCTGCCTCCATTTCCCGTCTCTTTCTGCTACTTCGGCCGAACATCTCGCTATCCCAATACAGCGCCGCCAGATATGCATTCGGCTCTCTCCGTATGATCCGTTCCATTAGGTCAGGATAATACTCATTCATCTTTACAAGCGATCTGGCTGTATCCACAGAAAAGAACTGCGACACCCTAAGCTGCTGCTTAGAACTCCCAGACTGCCAGAGATAAAGATATATCTCCGGTATATCGACCTTTTCCTGTCTCAAATAAAGCCATACGTCATTATTTGTCCAGTCATAGATCGGAAATACCTGCCTCTTGTTCGTCATGGTCTTTCCGGCGCGCGTCATTGTGGCGATATTCTGCAATCGCTGCAACGATTCTGCCGTCCGGATCCCTACCATCGTAATTCCGGATACACACGTTCTCGGAAGAAAATCCTGGTACGCATCAATCCTGGGCCTCAATAATTTATGGCTTCGGATTGCAAAGCTCGGCGGACGCCTAACCCATACATCCTGTTTTGTCGAATCCCAACATATGAAAGATTCATCATTCGATAGCTGATTGAAGCAATTGTAGTGTTTTACCTCCACACAAAACCACTCGAACTTCGCCCCCAACATCATGAATATCCGGCGCCACTTTTTTGTCATCTCTTCCATGCACGGGAAAATGGCCTCCTCGTCTATAAACTGGACCGTAAGCTGGTGCATGTCTATTTCTCCACGGCGCGCAAGGTTCACGAGGAGCTGCGCCACGCAAAGACTATCCTTTCCCCCGCTAAACGAGAAGAATACCGGTAACCCATTCCGAAATACGTTCTTTATTCGTATCTCGGCCGCTTTTACAACGTCTATGCTCGATTCGCACCGCTTTACAGCCATATCCGTTCACCACACTTTGGGCAGATTACGAATCTTCCCGTTTCAGCCGGTGTCTGGACCGTATCTGCATCGCCGTCTTTAAATTCCGGATGTGAATCAGGAATCTGATCGGCGGTTTTCTCTTCCACGTTCTCCGTGGCTTCTCGCTGTTCCCGCCTCTCATTCGCTTCTTTTATCTTGCGAACTTCCTCTTCATCAAGAGTTCCATACTCTGATATCTTTTCGGTGATTTCATCAGCATCCGCAACCATCTGCTTCAATATTTCTTCATCGAATCCGGGGATATCCAGGTCTCCATCCAATTCCTCCAGAAACTCATTTAAGGTATCGAGGTTCTCAATTCCCAGGGAGAAGATCTTATTGTCGGCGATCATCAGTTTTTTCTTCTGCGCTTCGGTAAGATCTTCGTACTTATAGACCAACGCATCCTCTTTGTTCATTCTCAGGAGCGTCTCATACAGTCCGTTTCCTGCCAGGATGACGTTGTTTTCATCAACAACTATCGGCCTGATCTGTCCGAACATCCGGACGCTTCGCTCAAATTCCTCCAACTGCTTTTCTGTATGGATTCTGATATTTCGTTCCGGTCGAACCAGATTTTTCAGTTTCATGGTTAATTGTTTCATAATTTTCCTCCAAACACTTGATTTGAAGGAGCATTGCGGCCATCTGCAAATGACCTATAGCGAATTAAGGAAATCTGCGGCGCTGCCGATCAGCTCCGCCGCATCACAAACAATACTTTTGTCAATCTCATACACTTCTCTCCATCCATTTTCTACGGACCCCGTCCACTGGCGCGCCGGCCATGGGTGCGTTCCGCATAAATAGCCATTATGCCATTTATAGATCGGAGGCATCTTCACGTTATAATAATGGATGTAGGCTAATATCTCTTCATGGCTCCACGCAGCCAACGGGCTGTACCTCGTGATGCCTTTTCCATTGGTATAGATGTTTGATCCTTTCCCGCAGTAGTTTCCGTCCGCGCGGCGCCGGCCGAGAAGAATAACGTCCAACTGATGTTCTTTGTAGTATTTTTCCTGGGCCCTGTGCTGGACTATCGAAAACCATTTCGCCGCTGTCGCACTGTCTTGCGGGAAAAGCATATTCGGATGCTTAGACAGCCACTCCAGATCCTGTCCTGTATTGATGATCTCGAGCCCTTTCGGCTTGTGGCGATCTACCCACCTCCGGAAAGCCGGATATTCCAAATCGCAAACCGCCATCATGCAGTCGTTGATCTCGCTTTTTTCACAGATTTCGCCAAGCACAAGGCTGTCTTTTCCTGCGGACCATGCATACGCCGCTCTCTTCCCGGCGATCCTTTCCCTTATTTCTTCCACGGTCACACGCACTTTCTCGTCAAGTTCATCTTTTGGAACCAGTTCTTCAATACGTTTTCCGGCTTTCAGCCACTCCTCATTCTTTATGGCCTGCTTTTTACCTAGCGCTCTTTCCATTTCTCACCTCCAGATTTGTGACCATCATACCTACAATTCCACCAAGGAGCACTGTCGCAAGGCTTCCAAGGGTTTTATATGGTCCACTGTTCAAAACCGTTCCGTAAGCGAAAATAGGAAGCCCTACGGCCAAAGCAGCAACAACTCCGTACTGGATTCCCTTCGGCGTAAACTTTACTCCTTTCAGCGTCAGAATCGTTGGAAGCAAAGTTGATGACCGGAGCGTTCCGTAAAACAAAAACAGGTGTGTCACCGTAAGCCCCGGAATATTGGCGATCGCAATACCCACGGCCAGAAGCGCAACCATTGCCCATTTCGTCCTTTTCAATACCTTTCCTCCGGAAATATCCGTCACCAGTGAAGATACAGCGCATAGATTGCTGTCTACCGTGGACAAAAGCCCGGATATGATCATGTAAAGAAACGGAAGCACGGCCCACGCAGGCATAAGCGCCTTAATCAATTCAAAATTGATCACGCCGAGATCCTGCGCCCGATATCCTATTCCGGCTCCGGCGAATCCAAGGATCCCCATGGAGAAAGGCACTACGCCAAACAAGATTGCCCCCAAAAGAAACGCATGTCCGATGCGGCTCTTTTTAACAGCAAACGCTCTCTGCCAAAACGATTGGTCTCCGAACGGACCGGATAACAATCCAACCGCCGTTGGCAGTCCAAAAGACAGAAATACGTCTATCCCTTCTTTTGACCAGAAAGACGTATATGTTCCAGATATCCCGTTTATCCCGGCCGCAATTCCTTCTCCGCCTACAGATCTGACCGCAACGATAAGAAAAGAAATGCTTGCCACCAACATGAAAACCATCTGGATTGCATCAGTAAGCATAGACGCCTTAATTCCGGAAATCACGGAATACGACAATGCAATAACCGCAAGCAGTACCGTTACAATCTCAAACGGCAATCCCGTCGCAGCACTTAATACCTGGCTTCCCGCCAGAAGCTGCACTCCAGTAGACAATACCGACAGTCCAATTAGTTGAAACAGGTATACCCTTTTCACTCCATCAGACTGGTATTTGTCGCGCATATATCCGGATAAGGTGATGCCTTCCGGCATTTCCGCCCTGATCTTTTTGGCGAACGGTATGAAAATAATCAAGCATAACACATTTGGCGCCAAAAACCAAAAAAGCCCGACAAACCCATTTGTATACGCTTTTTCCGTTGATACAAATAGTGCCGGTGCCCAGATCCATGTAGCTGCTATACTCAAAGCAGACATTATCCAATTTTCTCTTCGGTTCCCAACGCAGAACCTCTCTACGTTTTTCTCCTTTTTAGTAAATATCAGCGTGGCGGCGATCATAATCACCGCATAAATCGCCAGAATTACTAATCCATTCATCTGAAATTCTCCTTTTGCATATTAAAGGAGCATCCGATGTCTTCCTCTTACTCTTCCCCCTCTCCAGACTATACTGAAAGAGCCACCGGCAACCCGGTGGCTCATGGCTTATGATAAGATTTTACTCCATTATCATACTCATTTTCCGTTATTAAGTCAAGTTTAAGTTAACGCTTTTCGTTAATTTCTCTCAAGCCTTTAAAATCAATAAAAACGGAGTCCGTTAATTCCAAAAAATAAAGCCGAAAGTCGTTCCTCTGCTGTCTTGATATCATCATATATCGTAACCTTGCTGACGCCGAATTTTTTCGCCAGCTCTGCTGCGGATGATCTCTCCTTTGTGATGTACATGGATTTTATCACCTTATATTGTCTCTTTTCCTTTTCGCTGTACTTTCCGCAGTACATCCGGTATACATCAAGCATCCGATCAACATGAGATATGATAATCCCCGTACGCTCTGCAGACTCTTTGATAGAATTTACGATCACCCCATCGCTCGCCTTCATGCTCATAAGATCTTCGATGACCTCTGCCGTTGACTTTTCCGAATGCTCTTTCTGATAGACTGCCTTTGCGCAGCTCTCCTTGAGCATCCTATAATTTCTAAGAAGTAGCCTCGTGTTATGTAGCCGCCGGTCCTTCAGCTCTTTTTGTTCTTTTTGATGTGCCTTTTGCAACGTGTCCGCGGCTACAGACGCTCCCGCAAGTGCTGCTTTTGCGATCATCGTTTCCACTTCCTCTTTTGTGAGTGCTACGAATTCAACACGATCATTCATGTCCATGTCAATTTTACCTCCGACTATTTGTATATCGCTCTCAGGACCCCGTCTTTATATGCCTGTTTTTCTTTTTCCGGCATATCAGATCCTTCCAACGCCGCATCAAGTGCCTGTGCCGTTCCGCACTCCGGACAGATCAGCGTTTCGTTATCTATCCGAGACAGAGCCGGTACCCCTTCATATTCTCGGTTGCAGATCGGGCATACCTGCCTCCCTTCTGGAATTATTTCTCCGCACGCTATGCAATGTTCTTCCATCAGTTTAGCAATCCTCCTCTCTCTTTTCTTCTCCAAACATGCCGAGCTTGAATCCAAGCTCCACACATCCTTGTACGATGGCTTCGAGTTCTATCCCCGCCACATGGCACATGGTAAACTCTAAAACCATTTGTCCGTTTTCTTCTTTCATGTTACAGAAGAATCCCTTCTCAATAATTTTCTCCTCTCCATCATCGTAGTGTATCGTAATTTTATCCACTTCACGCTCTTTACTCATGCGTTCTCTCCTTTCTGTATGGACATCTGTGCCATACACAGCATACTTTATACATGTTTTGTAGGTACTTCTCGTTCGTGCATTCTCCCATCATGCCCCTATATTCACACTTCCCGCAATAATCTTTGTGTGTGGGGAATAAAACAATTTCACCCATTCTGTCCTCCCTCAGGAATGGCGTCAGGGAAATCAAATATGGTCATTTGCCCTGGGAGCTCATCTTCGTTTACCGGTCCGCCCGAATCAGCCATAGAAATGCCGCTAATCTGTGACCAGCACTCCGGACCATACCCCCTTCGCATGCTTTCCGGATCCGTTAACTTCTTTCCGCATTTCTGACATACTGTATACATTTCTTTGCCTTCTTTCGCCCATATTCTCACCATATCCCTCGTTGCAGATCTAAACATCATCAAAAGCATCTCGGAAACCGGCCTCTCCCGGTCCGCCCGCACCGCCTTTTTAACCGATTTCAACTCATTTCCGCACGGGCAATATACTCCAACTTTGTAAGGTATCTCTGTCTTTATCTTGGCGAAAACATCATGGGGCATAACATAATAATTGTAATCTCCTATGAAATTATGACCATTCTTCGAGCGAAAGTCCTCTACCGATGATTTGACCTCATAGCAGTAGAAATCTCCCTTTTCTATCCCGCTCACAGTATTATTTACCGGCTTGAATTTCATGTAGTCTACCCTTACTGCATGAGTCGTTGCATAATCAAAAGTGACTTCCCTGGCCCAATATATCCTTGGATCATTGTGAGGATTTATGTGTTTCTCTGCCAAATCCGAAAGAAACTTCGTTGTCTCTTCTCTTGTCATCCACTAATACCTCCTCTTCGCTTCACTCAAGCTGGCCATCTGTCTTTTTTGAAGGTCTTCGTAGAACTCTGCATTCGCATTTGTCACTTTATAGCACATCTTCTCTCCAAAAAATATGATATATGTATCTGTGAGCAGCTCATGGAACACCGTTGTATATTCTTTCGTCATCGCGCAGCCTCCCCATGCAGGGCTTCCGTCTTCAGTAACATCGAACCCGGTACACGTGCTCCCCCAAATCTGCGGAAACACCACAGCATCTATTTCCGCATATACATACTTCTTATTCTTTTTCTTCTCTTCAAAGATCTTTAAGAACTCTTCATCTCGAGACAAGGCTGCTCTTGCTTTGTACTCCAACAGTTCCAAGTTTGGGTATCTTGCATTCACAATATCACGCTCCTATCTGTATTCTTTTCCGGTACGCTTGTCCTTTAGGACAATCCGGCCAACAACCTCGAATCCCGCCAACTCTGCAGTCTGTTTCATGATCGGAATAAGGTTACTGATCACGGCCAGTCTCTCCGTTTCCCGCCGGTTTTCTTCTCTTCGGATATTTTTCCATGCCGATCCGGCTGTCGGATCCGGATATCCTTCCGCATTTTTTCCCATGTTGTCGGACATTTTTCTCTTCCTCCCCTCTTAATATCTGTTCTCCCTGGTTCCGAATCAGCCGCGCTGCATTATTTGTCCTGCACTTCATTTCCGCTCCTTTCCTTGCGGTATGGCTCTGGACCTTTTTTCCATGCAACCACTGCTCCATTGTTAAACCCGATCCGTGACTGCCATCCACGATCATTGCATACATATCCCGTCACATATTCATCTCCGCATTTCACTGTAACAATATAACATCCGTCATTCTCTGGAAGACACTGGTCTTCAACCGGTATCCATCCGTCATCTTTATTCACAGAAGGCTGTCTTGCTATCATGTTAAGCCAATCAAATGTATCGCTTTTTTCTGTGATTGTGTGTCGGAAATCATCTAGCAATGCTTCTCTGCTTATCAGGTCAGTTGTATTAGCATCGATATCATTCATGTGCTTGCGGATTGTTTCTTCTAACTCATTCCATGCGATCCACGGATTTATGCTATATTTATCAACAGTTCCATCTCCGTTAAGTTCTTTCACAATATTGTGTTCAAATACTTTTTTAAGCTCTTCAAAAATCTTCTCTGATTTCTGCATGTCAGTCCTCCCACTTAAGTCTCTGTCCGCAGTTCTGGCAGAAATTCCCACCCTCTATATCGCTCACTCGTGTTTTACATTTTGGGCAAGTTCCAAAGCGTAAACGCAAGGTATGTTTTTTGTTTTCCAAATGTTCAGCCGTATCCCGCGCCTTCAGCTCCCGGATTTGCTCCGGCGCGAGATCGGTATCTTCATACTTCTTCAGGGCCCAGTAAATTGTCATAGCATTCTTTTTTACTTCCCTCGCATCTATTACAGTCCTCCTCACTCCACCCTCTATTTTTTCATCAGGTACTGTCAGCCTCTCCATCTCCGCTCTCCTTTCATTCGATCCATTACATAATCGTCTGATATATCATTTTCTTCGAATTCCATAACACCGCGACTGGATTCCCGCATTCTATGCATTTTACATCGAACATATCTTCATCCATATTTGTCATGTACTTAAATTTTTGACCACATTGACAATTCACATAGAGCGGTTTTAAATCATGCAATGGTGTTATGTGCCCACACCCGCACCGGTATTCTCTTATCCCTTTCGTGCAAAATCCTTTAACCTTACCGCACTTTGGGCATTTCATATAAATAAATCCTTTATATTCCTCTTCCGGTTTTTCTGTCTTTTTTCCCTGCTTTGGCGTTACAAATGATTCCGGATTGTTGTTCGCAATATCTGGTTGTAATAGCATGGCGACAAGTTTGTTGAAAACCCGGTCGCCCTTCTCTTTTTCCATATCTACAGTTACATCTTTCCCATCCGTTGAAACACTAATTTTCATTGTTCTTCTCCTTTTCTTTCTTTTTCTTTACCTTTTCATACTTAACGGCCAGCGCCAGTGCATCTTCTCCAATATCTCCTGCGTCTACTTCTTTCTGTTGCTTCGTTAAGCACCTTTCTTTTGCAGCATCATAGTCATATTCGATCTGTTCCGAAAGCCGATCTGCCATTTTAAGGAATTTATCTCGATAATATGCTGACCATTGAATATCGTTCGCTCTTATTTCGTCAACCATTTGGACGTAATCCCTTAACATACAGATGATCAGTACTATGTCGAGATAGGAGCAGCTTACAACATAATCGCACATGAGCTTTAGATTTATTGCTTTCTCTATCATCACCTGCTTTTGTTCTTCTTTCGACATTTCTTCCTCAACATCATGGAGGAACTGGAAAAGAAACCACAATCTACCTTCTCTTTCTTCCATCTCGTTATCCTCGCGACTAATCATCCACTTGTGCCGGCCGGTATAGATCCTTTCTATCTTCTCCGCACCATATCCGTTCCCCCTCTGGAGTTTCAAGTGTCACGATCCCGTCTTTAAACCGGTAGCCCTCAACGACTCTCCCCCTTTTCCATTCTCCATTGATAAACATCTCTGCTTCCTGTCCAACAGCATGCGGAAAGATTTCCTCGTTTTCGCGGAGCTTTTGGTCTATGAGCGGTATCAAGACGCGAGGAACGCAAATCATATGCATCCTTGTCGGTGCTTCCACTATTTTTTTCAGCATGTGTATGTAGATTTCCTCCGGAGTGGCCTGTTCAAGCCACTCCTCTTTACCTTCCGTTACTCTTTTGACTATTTCCAGACCATTGCACTCCTCGGCAATTTCGTGGATTAACGCACGCATTTCCTCCGTAATCTCCCAACCGCCCTGCGGCGTGGGACGCAGATCATATTCCAAAAGCTTTATTACCAGATCATCTATTTTTCTCATTTTGTTGCTCCTTTCAACCTTACCGGAAGAACCAGCGCTTTCATATCTGAATCCTCCGCCTGAACAATCATCGGCGTAGAAGGCGACGAAAAATTCAATGTAATATTTTCGCAAGTAAACGCCTTTATCGTTTCCAACACCAACCTGGAATCAAATCCAATGCGGATCGGCTTTTCGATCGGGCTCTTGAGCATTATCTTTTCACGATAATTTGTTACTTTGTCTTGCAGAATCACATTGATCTCCTCTCCTTCAATATCGAACTCGGCAGGAACACTTTCATCCGTACACATCTTCGCCCTGGTCATGGCCCCTATAAGCTCCTCCCTGTTCACAATAGCGTAATTCTCCATATTTACGAACATCTTCTGGTACGGAACAAATTTGCCATTGCGAATCCTGGTGCGTATTAAATATGCATCAGTCTTGAAAACGGCCCCATTCGCATCATACGAAAGCGTTACATCATCATCCATCCCCATCGAAGTAAGTTTCTTTGCGGCTGTTTTTGGAACGATCAGTTTAAGTCCGGATACACCGGATACAGAATTAACCTGATCCCAACACATAACATGTCCGTCTGTGGCCGCAAGGTTCAGATTGTCATCTTCGCCCTCAAAGTATATGCCTTCAAGCTCCGGCCGGCCCGGCGACTTGTCTGCAGCCGCATAAAGCGCATGTGATATCGCATCCATCAAAAGTGATCCCGGAAGAACTATACCGCCTTCTTCACCGGCCGAGGTTTTGTCATACATAAAATTCTCTGCCGGAAACGACTGATAACTGTTTTTAATCTTCTCTGTCTGGATCGTCACCACATCTTTATCATCGCATGTGATTTCCACATCACCCTCCGGAAGATTTTTTATCAGGTCAAAAGCCTTCATCGGCACAATAAATGATTCGCTCTCCGCACCCTCTAATTTGACCTGTATCGTCATTTCTCCATTTGCAGCTATTGCATAACCTTCTTTGATCAATACGCCGCCCAGAGCTGGAATTTGCGGATTTTTCTGCACAACGCTTTTCACCTTATCGATTGTCCTAACCAACTCATATTTTTTTAACTTCATGATCTGCCTCCTTCCCGGAGCTCTATCCCATCCAAAAACCGGAGAACCCCATTTGAATACCTGATTTTATATGTTTCGAGATCCTTTCTGTCCATGTATTTGTGACCGTATATCTTTTTCATGTCGCGGAAGACCACCCATGGAACACGGTAAAAGTTGTCCAGTCCTATTGATACCACCAGAAAGCACATCGCCCCGAGTTTCATGTATCTTTCAAAGCAGCTCTCCTGCTCTTCCGTAACTACATCTCTCATGATTCTCTCTTTATCCGTATGCTTTGCATCGAACAATACCATGGTCGCATCCATCAGTATCCCCTTGAAGTCCGGCTGTGCCTGTTTGGCAAAACAGCAGATAAACTGTCCTCTTTTCCGATCGTACGGCTTTAGTACCCTCATTGGCTCCGGGGTTTTCTCTATTACAGAAATCCCCTTTTCTTCGTAAAACCGGCAAGCTGCACTGATCATTCCTTCAAAATATTCTCCCGACGCCCGGGATCTGCTTCCAATTAACGCCTTACTGTATGTATCCATGCTCTGTTGCCACCTTCAGTAATTTATTGATTGTAACCGCTCCAATGCCTGGGATTTTGGACGTCTGGAGCTCTGCAAGAAATTCTCGCGTTCCTTTTCCGCTTCCGGCCGCCTTCTTTCCACTGTTAAATCCCTCGCTCCGCGCTTTTTCCACGCGATCTTCCACGTAATGAACGAGCTGTTCATCCGTCATCTTTCGCATCTTTACCGCCTTTTCGTGGATGCGAACTTCATCTTCTGTTCTTCTGCAGTTCCGTTTACTCTTTCCCATGTTTTCTCCTTTCTACTTGTCCTCCAAGCCCTCAAGCGGAGGAACCTTTACTCCATGTTCTCCGCACCACTTCACAAAGCACGGTTTGCACATATATGCAAAAGCATTTGTCTTTCCGCCCCTTTTGGTCCGTGCCGTAATGGATACCATCTTATTTTTCTCTTTCCGTTCGTGGCACTCCACGCATTCACCCATCAGCTTCGCAAGAATTTTCTCGCTCTTTTTCCTTACAAGAAGCTGATCCGGGAACTCCCGCTTCATAGCATCTTCTCCAACAATCTCAATAAGGCTGTCTTTCATAAATACCGGTGTCTTTTCCTGTTCTGCCACGGCAACAATCTTCCGGATCCACTCCGGATCTGGAATGACCTTCCCTTTTCTCCGTCCGGTTTCAGCTCCAATAATTATCCAGTCCGTCTGCCGGAATAAAAGATTGTGCTTCTCTGGGAGAACATCTTCCAAGATCGGCTCGATGCTGACAAATATATTGCGCCGCGCCGGCAAAAAATTGAATCTGTGCATCTCTTCTTCGGTTGTTATGGTCACCCCATAAAACATGTTTTCTCCTGCCGGAAGATCTTCTAAGTCAGCATAACGTTCCGGATTCTTTGTAAGAAACAGGTAATTATGCTGATCATGAGCCGCGCAGCATCGAAACACTTCATCGATCCATGAGTCCGGTACCCAATCTCCAAACAGGTCCGCCATGGCTCCAACAAAAATGTTCTGCCCCATTTTCAACTTGTCCAACGTATTGAAGCGGTATCTGTGCAGCGTGGGCTCAAACCCAAACGGATATATAATCTGCTTCCCGTTTTCACCGATGAACGGCTCGTCCAGTATGTATCCCCCTTCATCTTTCCGGTATTTATCCGTCCTCGTAATATTCAGCCTTACATTCCCAGAAAATCTAAGGCTCATAGTTCTTGCGTAGCAATACTCACATCCGCGCCTGCATCCGGTAACAATGTTCAGTGTGTGATCACACCATTCTATTCTGGATCGGTTCATATTCTCTCGCCTCCTCCATTCGCGGCAGCTTGTCAAGCAGATTGCATGCTTCTTCGACCGCCTGTCTTCGGTAATCCAAATGTCCGTAATCATCTTTAACTCTTATCAGAATTTCTACAATTTCTCCAATCTTCATCTATTCCACCTCCCAATATTCAACTGTGTATTCCATCTGTGGTTTTGGTTTATTTTCAGTTCCCGGAACTATGCGTCTTCCAATCTTCACCGCATATCCGGCTTTGGCCAATATCGATACCAACTGTAGTCTGTCTTCTTCGCTCCACTGTGCAGAACCTTTCCGGATGCTCCTGATTATGTTCGTGGCCATATTATCCGCACCTCCTAAGTCCTTTGCCTTTGTCCTTTTCTATGGTTTCCAACATTTTCTTTTTAAAAGCCTCGGTGAACGCTTTTACCTCTGGCGGCATTCCGCAGTTTCGGGATCCCCGGCACTGCACGATATCATTATCTTTCCACTCCATCGTGAAATACGGTTTATCCGGTTCCTGCTCCTTCCGGATGAAGAAAATATTCGTTTCCCCTCTGGCCACTCTGTCAACATAGGTACCAACGCAATGATGCAGGGCGGCCCCTTCCGCCTTAATATCCTCCGCACTGGCAGGAACAACCAGGAGAAGTCCTTTTCCCTTGACTTGAAAGGCGTTTTGAACATCCTTGTTCTCTCCCAGGATTTCTTCCAGAGCACGTTTTGTCTGCTCCATCCGTTTCTTTGCTTCGCGTTCTCTCTCCGCACGTTTCTTTGCTTCGATTTTATCTAGGTTTTCTTGATATTCTTTTGCAGTCCGATCGTGAACCTTCTTGAAGTTATTCGGCATATAAATAAACATATCGTCCAGATCGTAACCCAGCTCTTTGCACCATTTCAGATACTCAAGCCAATCCTTTGCCATGTTTCGCTTTCTCTCAATCCGCGGATCTTCCCTCTCTCGGTAACGCATGTAGGAATACCTCCAACACTCTCCTGATTCTCCGATCGGATATTTTTCACTTTCCCTCGTAATGTATTTCATAATCTTGTGGAGTGTAGCTTTTCTGTTCGCCTGCTTCAGGAGTTCCGTGTTGCAGGTAAACGTCTCGTAATATTCCTTTAACTGTTCAGGCTTGAACTGCAGTCCGATTTCCTGCGCCACTTGCAAAAGGCGAAGTTCGTAATGGTCTCCATCAATCGCCTGGAGCAACTTGGTATTCACTTTGTTCAGCCCCAAAATCTCATATATGGTGGATCCTTTTTCCCTGATTTTCCCTACCATATTTCCTGAATATCGGCAATTTATAATGTCTCTCGCCAGTCTGTTCAGTCCCATTTTGCAGATCCATTCCAACTTGGGGAACTGTATGTACTTTGAGATTGCATCCTCATACCGCAAAGCTACTGTTGGCATATTCCCTGACAGCACTTCTAATGCCGAATATTTCATCGGGGTATGCTCCCATGCCGCCGGAAGATTGCCCGGATATAAAATACATTCCATACAGGCTATTCTTCCCTGATCAGGACACCATCGGCACTCCCCGCGCTGCTTATATACTCCCCACTCATAGGATTCATATTTTGGCTTTCCTTTCGGAAATGTATATATTGCCCTGCTATATTCGAATATATCCTGTTCAATCCGGCTTTTATCGATCGTGAACTCCACATATTTATCGCTCCGTATTCTCCGATCTGCCCGAAAATATCTAAGGGCGAATCCCTTTTCCATTGGATCTACATACAAGAACCAACGTTCATCGGATATCTGTCCCGGCATCTTCCCCCTTGCCTTAATCGTTACACGGCTTCCGCAGAAAGGACATATCCCCTTTTCATTGTTTCGAAGCCTGATATCTTTTCTCTTAACCGTTCCGATTTTCTTACAGTGCGTGCATTCGCATACAGCCTCGCCTTTCTTCTCCTCTTTGTAGATCAGGTACCGGCTGAAGCTCATTCCAGTCTCCCATACCCAGTCTTCAAATTCTTTGGGTGGCTCTTTGATTGGATTCATCACTGTGTCTATCTTGTCAGTCTCTTTTTTATGCCGCTCCGCAAGCTTTCGATCAAGAATCTCCTGTTGGAATCTATAAACTGCTGTCCATGGTAAATATTCATCATCCGAGTTTACATATTCCTTAAAAAAGTCTTTGATGGTCTTTACTTCTTCGTCAGATCTTATATGTACGTTTACTTTATATCGACTTCTTTTCAACTCTGGATCCCACAAATACTCTGTAAAGCTAAAATTCCACATTCCGGCGAACGATGCCGTATACCACTTTGTCTTTGACGTTTTCAAATCCTGTGTGATATAATCCTCATGTGACAGAAATGTTCTAAACTCTGCTTCTGTATTTCCGCCAGCCAGGCTTTTTATTCTAAAGAAATTCAGAAGCAGAATCTTTTTATCTTCAATCAATTCCGCCGTAACCATGTGATTCATGCTTTCCAGTTGTTTTGCATCATTAATCATCCTTTGCGTTGCACACGGTCGCGGTATTTTTGACAACTTTCTCTTATCCACTTTTATCGCCTCCTAGAGCAAATCAAACAATGACATCTGGCCTTCCGGCTCTTTATTCTTCGGAGCTCTGTCGTTCTTTTTCTCCGGCTCCACAGTTTTCTTTTCTCTGTCATCCTTTTTACCGTCAGTTTTCTTTTTCTGTTTTCCGGATCCAGTTTTTTTCTTCGCCGCTTCTGCTTTCCGTTTTGCTTCCTGTTCCTTACGCTCTTTCTCCTTTTTCTCCTCAAGCGCTTTGTCATCCAAACGGAAGTAATCCTCCGCCCATTCATAAACCACATCGTCACGTATAGCTGCGCAATTTCCTTTCGCCCGCTTCCGCGCCTGATCCTGGATATACTTAAAGCACTTGCTCCATGTTTTATGTGCTTGCGCAACATCTTCTGCCATCCCAGGATCCTCTTCGCATCTCTTAAGCAAATGAGTAATAATCGGATCTGCAAAATCCTTGTCCTTAGCCTGTTTCAGTTCCTCTTCCAACTTCTGCTTTGCTTTAGCCAATACGTCTCCGGCATTCGCCTTTTTTGCAGTCTCCACTTCTTCCGGAGTCGGAGCCGGAATATTTCCGGTAACGGCATCAGCAAGTGATGCAGTCCCCATTTCCACAAATGAAGAATCCTCTTCGTTCTCCTCTTCCTCGCCCCGATCAGATTCATACTCCCTCTTCAACCGATCATTTGTCACATCAAACAGTGTGTTTCCATCAGCATCATAGAATACCGTGACCGCATCCCTTTTGAGAATTTTGTACTCTTTTTCCCGGATCGTAACCTGGCATTCTTTCTGGTCGCTTGAATATCCACTCTCCAGATACTTTTTAACCACTTCATTCCATGGCCAACCGTAGGTGTTTTCGTCTTTCTGTTCAGTTGTAAAATGCCTTACATTTTCTCCCATCTTTTCTCCTCCTTATCGTTAAAATCAAAAAACATGTAAAACCGTTCTCTTCCCCGCTCTGCTTCCCTGTATTCATTCCATCCAGCTTTCCCAAGTAAGAAAAATAACCGCCGATGGGCCCATGGACCTATCCTGAACATTGGCATAATCCACAATTCCTGTCCTTCTCTCTCTTGCGGGAAAAGCACATGTCCTGTTACGGGATTTGTCAGCGTGTCTCCGATGCAAATATATCCGGCGCATCCAAGCAGCGAAAGCTGTATGTAGCACATCATTCCCGCCACCCGGTCAACATCCTGGCCCACGAACACAACATGGTTCTGAAAATTATATTTTGACAACTTCATCTCACTTACGGTAGCAATCAGTGTTGCGCCCGCCCCGCAGGCAGGATCGCAAACACTTATATATCCCCTTTGCTCTATCTGCTCATCCACATCGCCCGTAACAATATTTGACATTGCCTTGCATACGCAATAGGGTGTGAAAAATTGTCCTTTCCAATGATTTCCAAGCTCCAATTCCATGAACAATTCTCCGAGGAAATCCTGTTCCGGGTTTCTTTCGAGCGCTTCGACGATTACTGCCATGCACTGTGCCGGCTTATCTACACCGCCAAGGCGCTCTGCACATTGTTTGTACTCCCTCTCCCTCTCCAAATATCGAACGCCCGCCTTGTCCGGATCTGTGGAATTCGCCAGAGAGCACGCTATCATGCTAATGAGATCTGCCCAAACCTGCCACGCACTCCGGCTGTAGCACATTTCCCGAAAGACTTTTAAGAATTCCTGCTTTGTTCCCTGTATCTCTTGCACTTCTTTCTTCGCCTTCATCGCAATCCCTTCTCCCTCATGAGCTTATCTATAAATTCAGGAGTTGATACATTCCTTGCAGAGTCTGGTTCTTTGCCCTCGATTTTCGGCGTTTTCTTCTCCTGTTCCCTGCAGCTAAGCATGTACTCTGATTTCTTTTTCAGTACAAGCTCCGGAAGTCGGCTGTCATTGATCTTGCGCTGCACAATAGCGTCATAAATCTTGAAGAAATGTGCTCGGTTCGCAACTGGATTATCTCCCAGGCATAATTCCCTGAATCCCATCCGTTCCACAGCTTCCCTTGTCGGACCAGACAGGCTTTCCACCGCCTCGTCCGACCGGTAATATCCGTATTTCTGGATCGCACGCTGTACATCGCCCCAGGCTTCTCCGGCATCTTTTATTTGTGGCGATGTATACTCTGCACATTTCGCTCTTATTTCTGCAATCTGCGGGGGATACGTCTGTGTTGCGATCAGCTCTTGAAGTGCTGTCTCGCAGATCTTGAAGTCGATATCTCCAAGCATTCGGTACCACAACTGGATACTGTACCTATCAGGCATGATGTTAAACGTTGGATATGCACTTTTGATCGCAGCTCTTATCACATCAAACTCCTGTGGTGTCATATTAGTTTCCACCTCCATACCAATCGGCTGTAGATTCCATGTACTGTCCGGTTGTCATTCGGCGATTGTCCGGCGCCGCAGATCTCATGGCCGGTGCTTTGTCCTGTGCCCGTCCAAGCCAACCGGTAATGAACCGCTTGATCCCACGCTCTGTCTTCCGATTTTTCGGATTGCTGTCAAGCCACGCATACATCTTGCGGAATTCCTGTTCCACATCAATAGCGGGATACAGTTGGCGAAGAGAGTTAAGGTAATTGATCGTAACATCGAAAGAACCGGATCCCGTCACAAGGGGGAGGGATATGAATACGTTCTGCTCGGAGGTTATTACCTCCGGGCATATAGTATCTTTCTCTATCTCTTTATCTTTCTCTATCTCTTTCTCTATCTCTACGTTACAGTTTTGTTGCTCAATGTTGCTTGTTGTTGCATTTGTGTTGCATTGCAACGCTTTTCTTTCTCTGCATAATCTTGATCGTTGTGTACTTGCAGCCTCCGAACCCACCATATTCCCGCATTCCGTCAGAAGATATTCCGTTTCATCAACCAACTCCATTAACCCCTGTCGGATCAGGAAAAGAACCGTTACCTTGACATTCTCGGAATCCTCATCGAGTTCCAATGCCAGCTCTTCGTAGAAGTCGTCTTCCACCCCTTCAAAATAGATTTTCCCGTCCTGCTTCATGGCGATAAGCAGCATTTTGAGGTAGATAATCGTATATGTATCCCCGCCGGCGATCTTTCTGAGTTTCTTAATCGGCTTCTGCCGGAAGAATCCCTCCGGCAGTTTCAGCCAATAGTATCGTTTTCCCATTCAGCTATCCTCCTAGTAAATTACTTTTGATCCATCGTCTGTTTTTATGACCGTGATGCTCTGGCTAAACCTTGCTTTCATTGCGTCGTCATGCGTGATGGCCATAATCTTGACATCAGGATAGCGGCTGCGTATTGTTTCAAGAGAGTCCACGTACGCCTGCGCTCCATCATCATCCAAAAACGGAGGCTCATCGATGAACAACATTCCAAGCTGAATTCCGGCCGCAGTAGCCTTAATCTCTGAAAGGGCAAGGATCACAGCCAGAGAAGCTTTAACCTTTTCCCCTCCGCTCTTTGATGCGTACGGCAAGGTGGTCTTTCCGTATTCAGCTATCAGCACATCCAGAGTGGCTTTATCTCCATCCTTGCCTTTTACGGTCCGCTCCATGACGAACTCAACTCCCATAGTTCCGCCGGTCATCTGGCCAAGAATATTGTTTGCCGTATCCGTGATGTGAGGGATAATGTTCCTAACGATCTGATGCGGAACCCCGTCCTGGCTAAACGCTTGTTTCAGTACATCATAATGTGATGCCAACTCCGCCTCTTTGGAGATTTCTATTTTCAGTTCGTCCATTTCTTTTCGGATCTTCATCACATCTTCCGAGCGCTGAATCAGGATGCCTTTTTGAAGTTGAAGCTCCGAAGCTCTTTTCTCAAGATCCGCTTTCTTCTTCTCCAACTCATGTAAGTGTTCTTCTTTTCCCTGTGGGATGCCGGAGAGCAGCTCCTGCTTCTGCAAGAAGTCCGAAAATATTTTCGTCCATTCGTCGTTTTTCCGGTTTTCCCGTTCCTTCAGGTCTGACCGCTTCTCTTCCAAGTGTTTTTTTCGTTCTTCGTAGACCGGAATATTTGTTTCCTGATCTGCGTATATCCGAAGCTCGTCAACGGTACTCTTAGCTTCCTCATATTTTTTAACGGATTCCAACAGTCCGTAAACCGTTTCCGTTATCTTCTGGCTTTCTATTTTGACCGTAGAGACATTTTCCATGCATGAACCTATTGTTTTATCGTTAGACTCTTTTTCGCCTTCCAGACGGGCGCGCAGCGCCTTCTTTTGTTCCGCCTCCTCTTTCTTTTTCTGGAACAACTCAAGCTCAGAAATTTCCTCCAAAACTTTCCGCTCTTCTTCCAGCGAGTACCCAATCTCAGACATTTCCTTTTTCTTGGATCCTGCATATGCAGCGTAATCTTCCTTTGCAATGCGGATGGCCTCCTGCATCGAAGCAATATCTTTTTCGACCTGTGCGATTTTGCCTACATCCTCTCTCGCTTTCTCGAGGAACCGGCATGTGGCATTCGCGATATCCGGGCATCCGGAGTCTTCCATAAAAGCCCGCTGTTTCTTATATGCCGCAAGATCGGCCTCTGCAAGTTTGAGCTGCGTAGAAATCTGATGTACAGATTCCGTGACTTCTGCATGTTTCTGATTCACCTCGGACGAGATTGCAGCACAGCGGTCCTTTTTCTCCCGAACGGCCGTGAGTTCTTTCCTCTTTTCCTCCAGTTCAGCAAGCTTCTTGTCGATCAGCGCTACATCGGCATCCTCAATCTCCAAAAGCTGCTCCTCTATCCTGCGGTTTTGTGCCTGAGTGGTATTGATGATGTTCTCATAGCGTTGGATCTGGGATTCCTTCTCTTCCAAAGATCTTTTTCCAGATTCATACTCTGCCACCACCGGGGCAAGATCCGTTACCATAGTTACTGCTCTCTGATACTCCTGTGCTTTTTCACGTACCATGTCAGCATTTCGGAGGAAAAGCTCGCAAGATTCGATTTCGCGCTGTATTCCTTCTGCTTCTGTCCTTGTTTTTTCCAGTTCTTCTTTTGCTTTCTCGGATGATTCTTTGAGGCGATCTACTTCTTTCACCGCTTCAAGGTACCCGCTCACCTGTTCTTTGCATACCTCAATATCCTGATCGGTCATCTTGCGGATGTCCGACAATTCCCCTATCTCTTTCTCGAGACTTTCCAGCTCTTTATCGGGATCTCCTTTCTCGGAAATAAACTCAGCTTTAACTTTCACCGCTTCTTTTTTGGACATCAGATTTCTTTTTGTATCAGCAAGCCGCTTCTTCGCATCCTGCTCCATAACGCCATATACGGACAGTCCCAGGAGATTTCCGAGTATCGTCATCCTGTCTTCCTTTTTCGCCTGCAGGAATAATCCATACTGGTCCTGCATGATCAGTGCGCAGCTCCGGAATGTCATAGAGTCCATACCGAGGATTTTTTCGATTTCAGCCTGCGTGTCCTTGATGCGCTCGGCCGATAAATTGATCCATTCCTCCCCATCTTTCTGTGATATGTTCAGCGTTGCTCTGCCTGATTTCGTCCTGGTCCTTACAATACGGAATCTCTTTTCTCCAATGTCGAAAATAAACTCAATAGATCCACTCCTCGCATCTTCACTCCCGCGGATCCACGCCTTATTGTCTCCCTCTCTGGTTTCCTCGTAGAGGCAATCGACAATTGCGTCCATAAACAAACTGCTCTTTCCGGCGCCGTTCACACCATTAATGGAGCAAAACGAAACGTCCGAGAAATCAAAGGTCTCCTCTTTGTAGTTTCTATAATTTTTCACTGATATCGAAACCGGTCGGAGCACACCGTGATTTTCCGCTATCGATTCCGATTTCAGTGCCCCCGCAATGATCGGCTCCCCAAGCTCCACAACTTTGTCAGCATTTTTTACGCATTTTTCAGACAACCATTTTTTCAGATTGACGAGCGGGTTGCTTTCTTCCGACAGCAGCCCTCTGTTTGCTATTTCCACCATGCTCTCTGCTTCTATGTCAGCCACATAAAACGCTCCCATGTCATAGAGATCCGACTGCAGTACCGGGATATTAAGCGCCTTTTTCTGTTCACTTGTGCAACTGTATTTGATTCGAACAATCTTGTCCGATACAAGATCCGGATATTTTTCATTCATCAGGAAAATTTTTCCTTCCCGTAAATAGGACTCCACATCCTCCTGAGTCCATGTAACCGTCTGAAATTCTCTGAACGGAGTCTCATATCGGTGTCCGGATTTCAGTTTTCCTCTTTCAAATTCATGGATCCAGAAGCCTCTGCTCTGCCCCTCATCATTGAAGTTCATAGCATTTATGGCTCCAGAATAAAACACATTGTCCAGACCATCTATAATCTGTGGACGATGGATATGCCCCAGGAGCGCCGCTGAATAGTCCGCTGTCTGGAGAGCCTCCCGCGGGATGACCGGTTCAAAGTTTGAAAAGAAAGACGTCTGTCCGGATTCCATATTGCAGCCTGGCACCGTATAATGTGCCATCAGGATTGATGGTTTCTCCCGCTCCGGAGAACACTGGGCTCTCAGCCCCATTACCATATCGCTGATATACCGTGTCCATGTCGTGTTTTCCTCCTCGGAGGACAGCCCTGGAAACCGTGCTCTGAACTCCTGCTTATCAAACCCGGGAATGCATGCAATGTCTGCGATCGAAGTCGAGATAACCTGCGGCGTGGTAATCACTGCAACTTTCTTGTTCTTTTCAAGCATCTTCGTCAGCACCCGGAACTGATTTTTCCCATCGTGATTAGGAGTTCCTCTCATAACAACTACGAATTTACTACATTCTGAAAGTCCTTCGATAATATCAACTGCCGCAAGCATTTCATCTGAATATCTTTCCGGTCCAACTTGTTCCTGATGGAATATGTCCCCACTGATGCAAACGAGGTCTGGACGCTCATCTTTTGCTATAGATACCATGTATTTTAAGCAGTTAATTGTGTCCAAAGATCTTAAATTAATCCCATCCTCAGTAGGCCCCTTAAACTTTCCAATGTGCCAATCTGCAGTTTGTAAAATTTTCATAGATTTTTCCTCCATCTGTAATGTCTTCGATTTTTATTTTGTTCAGAAGCCGTTGCCCATCGGCAATTTACTGGGTCATAATTGCCATCATTGTCTATACGGTCTATAGTCAAGTCATCCGAATATCCGTGATTAATAGCCCAATCCTTAAATTTCAAGAAATCATTACGCCATTCATCGCACATGGTTATTCCTCTCCCCCCGTAATGTGGAAAATCTTTTGAATTGGAATTAAAGCATCTATACTTGATTCCTTTCCAAATACTGTAAAGCCTAGTTTTCTTCTCTTTATGCGTAGTCTTCGTTCTTTTATTGGTTTCTGCAACAACCTCTGAATGAAGACATCCGCAGCTTTTACTTTTTCCGCTTTTCAACGAATAACCAACAATATCCACTTCTTTCCCACAATCACATCGGCAACACCACACGGTATTTCCTTTTTCGTTGTTCTGCACACGCCGAATGACAACAAGTCTTCCGAAGCGCTGTCCGGTTAAATTATTTGGTTTGCTCACCGTACGCCTCCTCTCTGGCATTTGACACACAGTGGACGCCCGTATTTATTCAGCGAGTATTCGTATACTTTCTCAGTGATTACAACCCCGCATCCGTCACAGAAATACCCTTCACTCTCCTGCGGAGTCGGCGGTTCTTCCATGTGCGGTCCATTCGGAACTTCTTCCGGTACGTCCGGGATATCATCATCTGGAGTATCGCTCTGAAATGCTGGATTGCTCGCAAATGTCTCGGCATCAAAGGTATCTTCGTCATCAAAATCAACCTTCCTGACAGGGAGCGCCGCTGCGCCAAACATATTGTTCACGGATCCGATCCCCTGTGCAAGCATCGCCTGACGCACCGTTGGGTCAGAATAATCCGGAGAGAAAACCACAGTCGGGATGGCAAAATTCTTTTTCAGTTCCTCTTTCGTGTATGTTCCTTTTACTCCGAGCAACGCCCTGATTACTCTGAGTTTTGCTCCTGTGATCGCCTTTTCCGCCCAGGTCTTTTTAAGGAGTGCCATGTTCACCATGACTGACCGCTCAATGTACTTTTCTCGATCGGCCTCATCAATCACATAGGCGTCAACTGTCTTGCCCCATTTGTTCGTTGCTTTGATCCATGTTCCCTTGAAAATTTCCGCAGCGGCTTTTGCCTGCTTATCGTCCGTAATGCCCCTGGCAGCCTTATCAGCGAATTCGATTCTGTACTTTTCCTCTTCATCTTCAAGGCAGATCTCTTTCTGATCTGTTTCTGTCCGGCAGGTTCCGTCTGCTTTTCGCATGGCTCCCTGTGCATGCGCCCGGTATGTAACCCGGTCAATACGTTCCCCGTATGTCTGCTCCGGATTGAACTGGATTCCTGCCGCCATTGCCAACTTGTTAAGCAAAGGCTTCGACAGCGAAAAGGCATCCGCATAGATCTTATTGCCCCTGTCATCCTTCCTGCCTGTGTCTATCGATCCGACCTTGAAAATATCTCCGCTGGTTTCGCTCAGATCTACCGCGACCTCTTCCACATGGAATTTGTAGAACGGATTGAGCTGGACGTCCGTTGCTGTCGGGATCAGAAGGTTATATCCCTTGTACTCATTTATTACTTCCGGCAATGATGCCATGATATCTTTCATATTGATTTCCTCTCTTTCTCGTGATAAAATAGAATTGCTTTTAATAGTTATGCGCACGATCTGGCAAGCGCCAAAGTCAGAGTGTATTCTGTTAAAAGTTCTGACTTAACGGCTTCAATCACTAATTCAGTCAGATAGCCCGGTGTCCGTCTAACGCCGTCGCAATCGCCAAAACGCTGAATTATTGATTGGAGCTTTTTTCTTGCCTCTGTCACGGCGTGCTCGTAAAGTTCCTCTGGTATTTCCTGCCCTATCGCCTCCTCTATTGTCTTCTTGTCCACAGCCACTCACCCACCTTTTCAAAGAGCAAAAACACAAAAAATGCGATGAACCCCGCCGCAAAATACTCGCTCCCAATAGCATCGTAGCCTCTGATTTCCCTTAACTTTTCAGAAACAAAATGCAGGAAGATAAGCCCTGATGCGAGCGACGTTGCAACTTCTGCTATAACAAAAGCCGCGCGTTTCGCCCGCCGGATCATGCGTCTTCTCGCCCTCTTTTTCCTTGACTGAATATCCTGTGGATCCGAATTTGCATCCACAAGCTTCGTTGGATACGGTATTATCGTCACCGTTTCATTCCGCAAATCATAAAGTCTTAAATATTTCATACGACCTCCTCAAACTTAATCTTCATCTGACCATTCGTTTCCACTTTCAGAAACTTCGAGATCTTTGTCACCTTTTCTCTCTCTCGTTCTCTTTCCTCCCTGCAGTCACATCTTTCTCCCGGATCAAGATGGCAACCACAGTCGGGGCAAATGTACCCGTACATTTTCTTCATTCACCTCCTCAGTTGATCATGCAGTATTCATCGAAATATTTCTTAGGAATGCGTCCTGCCGGATACGCTTTTGTAAGCTTCCCTGCGTCAATACACTCCTTTCTCATTGTTCGGATTACGTCATATGCTTTGGATTTACTTATCCCAAGCAGCGCCATTATGTCGCTTGCCATATAGTAAGATCTGTCCTCCGCCGTTATTTCTTTCAAAACTCCACTTGGCATGCGGGCACCTCCTTTATTCCAGATTTTTCTCTGCCCATATTTTTAAGCTTTGCGTGATCCTGCTCACCTCATCCAATGTCTTGATGATTTCGTTGAGATCATCTTTTTCGTTCTCCGTTATCACTCCGTCCTCCGTAATGTCCAAGAGCAATTCTTTAGCTGCTGAAATCTTCCGGAAAGAAGACAGTGCCTTGACGCTTATCCTGTCCAGGGCCTCCAGCTTAACGTCCGGAAAGTCCTTTCCAAGAGGGCACATATTTTTGCAGTAATACGACTTTAATTCCGGCGCATTGTATATATCAGCCATCATCAGCACTTCGTCCGGAAACGGATTTTTACTGCCAAGCTCAATCCTGGCCAACCTGCTCCGGTCAATTCCGAGCTCTTCTGATGCCCCCTCTCTACTAAAAAGGCGGTCATTGAACGTCGCGGCCTGATAACGTGCTTCTGCGAAGACATTCCCTGCGGCTTTCGTAACATGTTTTCCCATTTATCTATCCTCCTTCATCAGCTAAAATATAATCAAACGATGTTTTCCGTGTAAGGCACCGTAATGTTACGATCTTTGCTGATTATCTTTGCAATCTCTGGCGCATATACACGCCCATTTACCACTCCGGAAACATAATTTCTGCTTAAACCTACGCGCTCCGCGAGTTCAGTGACGTTCAGATCATCATCGATCATTGACTTTTTGACCTCTTTACACCATGTCGGCAAAGTTCGTTTCACAATTTCACCTCCCGTTGTCCTTGTAAACATTTGTTGTTTACATTTGTTTAATCATGCTTTAGAATAACGGTATACGTTAATAAGCACAGAAAGGAGTAGCTGCTATGAATAATCAGACCTCATCGTGGTCGGAACAGTTGCGGCGTATCGGATTATCAGAGTTTACAGATGCCAACCGTGAAATCTTGACCGATATTGAAGCAAGCGGTGTTCCATTAAATACTGCTTCGATTTTTCAAGCCTCTGCCGAAGCTGTCATCAGGGCCGTTTCTGTTATGATCGAAGAAAATAACAAGGCTCTTCTGGCCGAAGCCGATCAGTAACTATTCATTTTGCATTACACCTTGAGTGATGCCATCACTCTTTTTTTTGAAAAGTGTTTTAAACATTTGGTTATTACAGTTTTAATAATAATCCCCATTTGTGAGTTTGTCAATACTTTTTACTCACATTTTGGGATTTGAAAGGAGCTTTATGATTATCCAGCGGATTTTAGCACTATTAGAGGAAAAGTCTCTAAAAGCAGCGGATTTGTGCAGGGCATTGGGTATAAGCACCAGCACTATGACTAACTGGAAAAATCGGGGGACTGATCCTCCGGCTAAAATGATAATCCCAATTTGTGAGTTTTTGGGCGTTTCTTGTGAATATTTACTTTCCGGGAACGAAAAATCTTCTTTGACAGTAGAAGATGCTGAATGGCTTTCTCTAATCCATAAGCTTCCCCGTGATGCTCAATTAGAATTTAAAGGGGAATTAAGAGGATATCTGAAACGATTAAGTCGTGAATATGAAGGGGAATTAAAAGAAGCAAAATAATCCCCTTCGAGTGGTACCGGAGGGGGAAAAAATAGGTTATGAAAAAAGAACATGGGCCATCTGGTTTATCAGGAGTAATCGCCGCCATTATCTTAATTGCAATACTATCTCCAATACTGGAAATAGTAGGAGGTGTCATTTCGGTATTGATAATCATCGCGTTGCTTACCGTTATTGCCTTTATCGTGTATGCGGTTGTTGTAAATTTTAAAAGACAAAGAAATGAGGAACGTGTTGTGAACGTTTCCGAAAATGAAGATGTCTTGTTTTATCAGAAATTTATATCAGAAAATAAAGAGGCTCACGTTTCAGAGAACTCAGCAGATGCAAATGAGAAAAATCAGCAAATTATTTCCTTCTGTTTTGAGAATACAGTAGAATCATTTGACGAAAATTATTTTTTAGCGGATTCGAATGTAAATGCACTAAACGATTTTAATAAACAGGAGGATTTTTGGAATAACTTTTTTGCAAAAATTTCCAACGTAGATAGCCTTTCATCCGAAGTGAAAGACAGACTCATTGCTGCTAAAGAATATACAGAAATAGTGCAAGGAATAAAAAGGACTTTAGGAATATACTCTTCCAGAAAATGTGGCTATTCCGAAGCCACATATTATACTTTCATGCAGGAAAATTACACAGATTCTGCATACTCTCCAGAAAGTGGATCTGAATTTGAAGAATATTGCGCTTCTCTTCTTTCTAAAAATAATTTTGAGCAAGTTGAAGTGACAAGTTCAAGCGGTGATCAGGGGATAGACATAATAGCTTATTCCCAAGGAATTAAATATGGGATACAATGCAAATTTTACTCTAAACCAGTTGGAAATAAAGCTGTACAAGAAGCTTTTGCAGGAAAGAATTTTTATAAATGCCATGTTGCCATCGTACTTACCAATAACAAATTTACAAAATCAGCAACCGAATTGGCCGATAGCCTTGGAGTTGTACTGTGGGATGGTAACGCTCTAAAAAAATTAGAAGCCAAACAGGGAGCTTTGTATGAGTAATATCGGAGAAAAAATAAAAAGCCTTCGTTCAGATATCGGCGTCACTCAGTTGCAGCTCGGTGAATATGCCGGATGTTCTGGTCAGGTAATATCTAATATAGAAAGAGGCTACACAAACCCGTCAGCCCAGGTTTTAATTAAGATAGCAGAATTTTTCCATGTTCCTTCAGATTACTTACTGGGAAAATCTAAATCGCAATGGATAGCTCTGGATCCAGAGACGATGAAGCCTTACATCGACGTCAGAATCTCCGAACTTTTGGCGCAGGGCGGCTTGTCGCCCGAACAGCTTTCCGAAACCGCAGGCATCCCACAGGAAGAACTATCTGGAATTCTGGCCGGATCCGTCACTCCGAATATCGATATATTGGCCAAGATCGCAAAGGCATTAAATACATCGATGGATTTCCTGATCGGCTCCGTACCTTATTCAGAAATGATATCCTCCGAAGAAGAGGAAGATATCATACGTTATTATAGAGGGATGTCGAAAAGAGGAAAGCGGCTGTTCATGGGCGCTTTAGAAAATTTAAAAGACAAATAAGATCATCGATATAATGTACTTAACCGGGGAACCGTTGAGGTGCTATGCAGCCGCCGGACGAAAGGAAGGAGGCTGGTGCTTATGGTTACATACAGTGACTTGTTTACTTTTGTCATCATGCTTTGTGCTGTAATTACCCTTGTCGTAACGATAATGAAGCACAAAAAATAGCGCCCCTGCTCTGGTAAAGTAAGGCGCTATTTTTATAGAACTTATTTTCCCGGCGGTCAGGTGTACACTGACCAACGGTTCCCTTGTTAAGTACATTATATCCGGTAGAGTCCCATTTGTCAAATCTTATGCGACAAGGAGATTAATTATGCCCGCATACAAATATCAGACAGCGGACGGGAAGACGCATTGGTATGCAAATTTTTACTACACCGACTGGCTCGGTGAGAAAAAACATAAGTGCAAAAGGGGCTTCGACACCAAAGGCGCCGCCAGAGAATACGAACAGAGCTTTTTGGACCGATTTTCCAAGGAGCCCACAATACTGTTCTCTTCTCTTGCAAAAAACTATCTCGAGGATATGGATAGCCGTTTGAAACTTACTACTCTCAAAAGCAAGAGATACATCATAGAGTCAAAGCTGATTCCTTTCTTTGGAGCTATGCAGATATGCGACATAGATGCAGATCTGGTCCGGCGCTGGCAAAATTCACTCATAGATTACAGAGACGAAGACGGCAAGCCCTATGCCGAAACATATCTGCATTCAATCAATTCGCAGCTCTCGTCTATATTTAATTATGCAGTAAAATACTATCGTCTAAGGATAAATCCCTGTTATGTAGCCGGGAGCATCGGGGAGAGCCGCGCATCGGAAATGAATTTCTGGACGCAGGATCAGTTCGAGCACGCCCTGCAGTTTGAGCAAAAGCCGGCGTATCGCATCGCCTTTAAGATACTCTTCTATACTGGCGTAAGAGAGGGGGAGGTGCTGGCCATCACCCCGGAAGATGTGCCGCGGGAAGATCCTGTCATCGACATCAATAAGAACTATGCCGTTGTAGATGGTGTAGAATATTTTCTGACGCCAAAGACAAAGCGGAGCATCCGAAGGGTTACTGTTCCCGGAACACTCCACAAAGAAGTTCTCGACTTTATTGACAGTATGCAGCTTAATCCGGATGAACGAATCTTCTATTTTAAGAAGGGCGGACTGTACAGCGAGTTCAAGCGGATGATCAAGCGATCAGGAGATGTAGATATCCGTGTTCACGATTTAAGGCACAGCCACGTTGCGATGCTCATTAACATGGGGAAACCAATCGAGGAGATCTCCCGCCGGCTCGGCCATGAGTCCATCAAAACGACATGGGATACCTATTCCCACCTTTATCCCGGATCAGACAAAGAACTGGCAAAGGATATTGAGTTGCTAATGCAGAAAGAGGAAGAGGATAGAGAAGACGAATTCTTTGTACCAGAGGCGCAGCATGCCACCCCTGTTCCCGGATCCCCATTGGGATCTGTAAGCCTGGGAATACTGGCTGCGGCTGAAGCGCACGGAAACGAACATATCCGAAAAAATAATCGGTCCATCTTTCAGAAATACGGTGTTGATATAGCAAGGGACTCGATCTATGGATATAAGCTCGAAACATACCTTGACTGGATCGCTTTCGGAGACACGATTGTCAAGATTATATCCACATTTAAGCCAGCGGAAGATCTTCGTGATTTTCTTCTGGCCATGTTCTCAGATGCTATTTCATCATGCGAGCTTCAGAATGGCAGCCTGAAAGATCTTGATGTTTTTATCGTCAAAACCACCATTCCGAAGTACGAAAGAATATACGGAATATCTGGAAAATAG